ATGAAAACCCCAGAAGAGTATTACGCTCAGGCGCGCACGATGTTTTTCGCCGCTCACCCCGATTTCCAGTCTGCACTGGATGAACTCACCGAAAGCGATGCCCGCCAGGCAAACCTGTCATTAGCGCAGTTACGCGACTGGCATGCAGAACGTATTTATGCCGCATTTTTGCGTCAGAAGAAGCTGGATGGCATGTTGTTTTCCATTCAGCTGGCGGAGCCCGATAAAGCCGTTGCCGCGGATGCCATTGAAAAGTATCTGAAATCTCACGCAGAAGCCTTAGGCATGACGTGGGAAGAGTTCTGCATCAAAAACGAGTTGTAATCGGCCACGTACTGTAACGGCATCAAAGATACATCGCCAACCACACAAAATGTTCAGGAAAAAGTTGTACAAGTTGAGAAAACTTGTATAACTTACTCATCACGACGTCAGTCGTAGATTGTCCTTGAACGAATGGTGCTGTTGCACCGCCTCTGGAAGTGTTGCTGGATTTCCACTTCCAGAGGTAATATTTTTTCTTACCCTTCCCGCTCAATCCCTTTTACTTCGATATAACTTGCCACCGCCAGCAGACGATTGACGTGGGTCAGCAGCAGATCAACATCGGACTGTAAAAATTCCTGCGATGCGCGCGAAGCGGTAACAATCGCCTCCTGCACCGTATCGGAAATAGTCAACGAGTTATTCTCTTTCGCCTGAATCAGCAGCGCGGCAATCAATAACGACTGCGCCTCAACCTGCGCCACCAGCTCTTTTGCTTCCACATCCATTTTTGCCATTTTCAATAAGATATCGATAACCAGTTGGCGCATATTTACCCCTGTTTTTATTTACAGTACTATATCGCACCCGATCCAATAAATGGAACGACCCTGATGTTTGTGGAGTTGATTTACGATAAGCGTAACGTGGCCGGATTACCGGGTGCACGCGAGATGATTTTGCAGGAGTTGGAAAAGCGTGTACAGCGCGTCTTTCCCGATATTGAGGTGCGCGTCAAACCGATGGAGCGTAACGCGATAGATACTGATATGAGTAAGAACGATAAAGCGACAGTTGCGCGGATTGTTGAAGAGATGTTCGATGAGGCAGAAATGTGGCTGGTGGCCGATTAGGCCACCAGTACGCTAGGCGCTTAGCTTTCCTGCTCGGCATGGTTGATGGCGATTTCGAGATCCTGAATCGCCTCATCAATGTCATCCAGCAGCTTACCCTGTTTGTTCAGCAAGGTGTCGAAGCGTCCCGCGTATTCGGTGTCTTTGTACTCACCCGCATCAAACGCCAGCCAGTGGGCAGACAGCGTCTCAGTGTTGGTCTGCGCGTAGTGGCGCATCTCTTTAAGCTGGGAGGTGACATCACGCAAGTATTCAGTTTTGGTTTTTACAGTTTCTGTATCACTCATGCTATCTTCCTTTTCGCTTAATAAGACGATTTAAATAACGCTTGAATGATTAAAGGTAGTGCAAAATATCGAAGCTGCCTTAGGAATAATCGGAAGTGACTAAAACCTGTTAGTAAACAGGGGACATCCCGGTCCCCGATGCTGAGTCGTCAGGCATTACAGATACTTCCTCGCCAGATCAATCAGCTCATCCTTCGCGGCATCGCCCAGCTTGATTACGCCCTGCTCGACAAAGCTAAACGCTCTGACAAAATCCTTCACGCCTTCTGAGAACGCCTGAGTCCCGTCGTGGCTCTGCGCCGTTGCGGCGGCTGGCGGCGCATCGGCTGCAGCGGGAGCAGCGACTTCCGGTTCGCTGGGCGGCGCAACCTCGGCTGGCGCAGGCGTTACCGCCTCAGGCGCGGCAGTGGCCGCCACCTCCGCGGGTGCAGCGGTTATCGCCTCGGGTGCCGTAGCCGGTGCCGGTGCCGCTGCCGGCGCAACTTCAGGTGGTGCTTCTGCTATTACAGCAGGCGTCGCTTCAGGTGCTGCGGTCGCCGTCGGTGCAGCAACGGGCGTGGCGACTTCGTTGGCAAAATCTTCCGCTGGTGACGATGCGATGGTGCTGGTTGGATTGATGACAGTTTGATCGCTCATAATGCTCTCCTTCTTACTGAATAAAGATCGCAGTCGGGCAAGACGGGCTGCAATCCATGGGGTAATTCGCATGATGCCCTCCTTAACGCTTGGGTTGAGGTGACGACTTCTCTCCTTCTGCCGGTTTCCCTTTGTCAGCCGGATTGCTGACCGGGTGCTTCATGGTGCCATCGAGCTTGTTCTGCAGCGCCACCAGCTGGCTGGTAAGCTCCGCCACGCGCGCTTCACGTCGTTCCGATATGGTTCGATATTGCTGTCGAATCTCTTCAACACGCTGATTGGCGCTGTTACTGACGAACAGGAATAGCACCGTCATCGCCACGCACATCAACGACAACATCAGCAAAAAGCCGCCGAAGAACAGTTGGCGCCGATGGTTTTTCACTACGTACTCACTGTTTATCTGCATCATCACGACTCTCCTCCAGAGTGGTAATCAGTTGGTTAACCTGGCTGCGAAACTTATCGCTGTGCTCGGCTTCCGTGGTGGCCAGCAAAATGCTCAGGGCGTTTTTTATCAGCCGCAGATCGGTTTCCAGCGAAGAGATACGCCGCAGGTTTTTGTCATGTCGGATGCGCAATTCATCGTTTTCCTGGCGCATCAAGGCGTGACCTTCTTTGAGCAGCATCACCTGTTCTTTGTAACTGGTGATGATCTCCCCACCGGCACGATTGCTGGTGACGATCGCGGCGATACCCGCCATTAACGGTTTCCAGAACACAGCTGCTGCGCCGCCGCCGAGAAGCAACGCACCTACGCTGGTGACTAAACTACTTTCCATGCTTCACCTCTCACCCCTGGCAAGGGATGTGCCCCATAAGCACGCTGACCACCCTTGCCAGCTTCGCGGTCAACGCCTGAATTTAAGTTTACTTTAACTTATGAATTTAAGTATACTTAAGTCGTTCCTTCAGGAGATGTCAAGATGATGAAAAAAGAATCTTCCGGTGAGCGCATCCGGGCACGACGTAAAGCACTACAGTTGACGCAGCAGGCGCTGGCCAAAATCATTGGGGTGTCGCATGTGGCTGTATCGCAGTGGGAAAAAGAGGAAACCGTACCGCGTGGCGAGAATTTGCTGCGGCTCGCGCAGTGGCTGCAATGCACGGCGGCATGGATTATCGACGGGGATGGCGAAGTATTTGCCACCCACGCCAAAGCCGCACCGGTTGCGGCGGTGCCATTGATTAGCCTGGCGCAAGCGTCAGCGTGGTTGAGCGAAGAACGGTTGTTGCTCAAACAGCAGGCTGCGCACTTTCTCTACAGCGAGAGTCAGTTGAGCGATGGCGCGCTGGCGGTCACGATAGACGATCAGGCGATGCAGCCCGATTACCGGCCCGGTGACAAAGTGATCTTTGATCCTGACGTTCAGCCGCAGCCGGGCGATGTGGTGCTGGCGCTGGTGGATGGCGTGGCACGAGTGCGGATTTATCGCCTGCAAACGCAACAGCAGGATGAGCAGATCTTCACATTGCGCGCGCTGAATGATGATTTTCCGCAGCTGCATTCGGCGGATTCGGCGCTAGAAATTATCGGCACGCTGATGGAATTGCGACGTTACCGAAGCGGCTAGCCGCTTCGCTTAAGCTGTTATAATAAAAAAAGTTTAGCCTGATCGCGGGAAGCTATGGACAGACCCCGCGGTAAGGCTGCTAATCTAGCCGCAAAATAATAAATTATCCGGACAATCTCGATGCTCACCACAATTATTTACCGCAGCCATCTGCACGATCACGTGCCAATCAAAACGCTCGAAGATATGGTTGCTAAAGCCAATAGCAAAAACAAAAACTTCGACGTTACTGGCATCCTGCTGTTCGACGGCCTGCACTTCTTCCAGCTGCTGGAAGGACCGCGCGAGTCCGTTCAGGGCATATACAAGCGTATTTGTCAGGACGCACGCCACCATAATCTGGTGGAGTTAATGCACGACTTCGCGCCTGAACGCCGTTTTGGCAAAGTCGGCATGGAGCTGTTCGATCTGCGCGAGCATGACAAAGACACAGTGCTGCAAGCCGTGCTGGATAAAGGCACCTCGCGTTATCAGCTTACCTACAAAGATCGCGCGCTGCAGTTTTTGCGTACCTTCGTGGTGGCGCGCGACAAAGAGAACTACTTCGAGATCCCGCCAGCTAATACATGGGAATTTGTTCCGGATATTGAATGGCAGAACGATCTGGAGGGTATCGATCAGAGCCTGCAGGATTGCCGCTTTGCTTTTCAACCCATCATCGATCCCTTCGCGCGCCGCGTCACTTCGTTTGAAGCGCTGATCCGCACGCCAAACGGTGGCTCACCCGATGAGTATTTCTCCGCGTTTGGCGGCGAAGCGATTTATCACGCGGATATCAAATCGAAACGTCTGGCCTTTCGCGTGGCGAGCAAACTGGGGATTGGCGAGCATCGTCTGTCGATCAATCTGCTGCCGATGTCACTGGTGACGGTGCCAAACGCGGTGGAATTCCTGCTTACCGAGATCAACGCCAGCGGGCTGGTGCCGCAACAGGTGATCGTCGAAGTGACCGAAAATGAGATCATTTCGCGCTCGGATGAGTTTGCTGCCGAAGTGAGAAAGTTGAAAGCGGCAGGTATCAGCCTGGCGCTGGACGATTTTGGTGCCGGTTTTGCTGGCTTGTCGCTGTTATCAAAATTTCAGCCGGACAAAATCAAAATCGATCGCGAGCTGATCCGCGATGTGCACAAAAGCGGACCGAAGCAGGCGATCATGCACGCCATCATTAAGTGCTGCGCATCGCTGGAGATTACGGTGATTGCCGAAGGTGTCGAGCAAGCTGAAGAGTGGATGTGGCTGGAAGCCGCAGGCATTAGCCAGTTCCAGGGTTTCCTGTTTGCTTATCCGCTGCTGAATGGATTCCCGGCTGTGGCGTGGCCTGAGATTAAATAGTGTTGGTCGCCATGCATGGCGACCCCACCAATCAGTAATACGTTACTTCAATATTGCCATACTGCTTATCAATCACGTTGCCTGCCGCGTCAACGCTAATAATGTCGCAATAATAGGGAACGTCGTGTTTGTATTTGCAGACATTGCTGACGGTTTTAATTTGGTCATTTCGCTTCACCGTGGTGACCACGTCAGAGATCTTTCTCTTATCTTCTGCTCGCACCGCTGTAGCACGCGACACTTCCGTTCCGGCCTGGGTAATACTCAATACCGCCATTTCACCGGCGCTGTTATAAGCGAGGTGAAACGCGGCATCGGAGGCGGGCGATGAGATCTGCTCAACCAAACCCTGTTTGTTATAGGCAATATCCACGGTCATGGTCGGCGTGACTTTCTTCACCATGGCGCAGTTCTTATCCAGCGTCACCACCACGTCCTGACCGTTTTCACTGCCTTTTAATTGGTCGCCATCGCGCGTGACATCAATCACTTCGCCCTGTTTGCGCACCGATTTCACGTGCGTCGGACAGCCGTTGCGGTCGAAATCGACATTCACTTCGAAGATCTGCTGGCCGTCGGCGGTAAACAGCGTTTGATGGGTCGTTTTGACTTTGCCGGGCAGCGCTTCGAATTGATACAGATAGGCAAAATTTTTCATTTGCGGGTAGTAAGTCGCGTCATCCTTGTCACATCCCGTGAGCAGGACAATAGCGATTAAAAACAGCAGGGTTTTCTTCACGTGAGAATCCTCTTCTCAAAATAAGGCAGCGCGTTTGGCGGTGTACTCACTGTGATGCAGCAACCTTCCCGCCTGATATAACACCATTACCGCGCTGGACTATACCCGAAAGAAATACCCGAAAGAAACTAAACCTGCATGCTCATGAAACCAGTTGGTGTAGTTAATACAGTAAGTTGCTATACGGTGCCCTAAGGTTTAGCAATGCATTACCGCAAACTGATTCTTTGCCGCGCGTGGCTTTGAGTTGCTTTGCGGTAATTTTTTGCCCTGTATATGCCCTAACTCTAAATTGTCGGCCTGTCATCCTCATGCATGGTAGTGATTTCATGCGTCACCACTCCCACCACCGCAATATCTTCCAGCAGGTCGTCCATCAGGAATGCGCCATCATCGGTAATGAGTCGTCGAGGATGAATCATGATCATCGCCCACTCATACATACCTGACATATCAATCAGCACAGTGTCACCGTTTACCGGGTAACGCTGCTTATCGATTATGCACCTGCGGCCATTCAGCTCCACTATGCTGGAAGTCTCACGCGTAGACAGGATGTGCTGCAGCGGCTGAAGCAGAAACGTCACTTCGCCACTGGCAGGTCCGACAGTCTGGTGGTGTATGCCGGCGACAACATTTCTCGCTTCATCTCCCAGGATTTCTGGATACCCTGTCCTGCAAACCATAATTTCCCCTTCCCGCTCTGGTTGAGACCGTCAACGACACGCATCAGCGATTCGCTGTTGGCCTGTGGCTTGAATTCATCAAAGAGATTGAGCTGCGAGACGCCTTGGCTGTAAAAGTCACCCAGCATCACGCCTGCTTTCATATACCGGCACCCGTCTCGCCAAATGTGGTCGAGACCCTGCATAGCAACACGGATGATGTCGCGTGTGTCGTTGGACGGCGTTAGCAGCCTGCCCATTGCCTGATTGCCGTAGAACACTTCGCCTTCTGCGTGCGGGCTGGTACGGACGAACACCGCTATCTGTCGGCAATACTGGCGCTCACGCCTCAGCTTCTCCGCCGCGCGTTCTGCGTATGAGCAAACCGCCTGGCGCATATCCATGTACTCGGTGATGCGTGAGCCAAATGAACGGGAGCAGACAATCTGCTGCTTCGTCGGCGCGAACTCTTCCAGCTCAAGACATGGCTCGCCGCGCAACTCACGCACCGTTCTCTCCAGCACAACATTGAAGTGCTTTCGGATGATGTATGTGCTCTGCTCCGACAGGTCTTTGGCGGTGATGATGCCCATCGCGTTCAGCTTCTTGCTGATTCGCCGGCCGACGCCCCAAACATCCTCTACCGGTACCAGCGCCATCAGCTTTTTCTGCCGATCAACATTCGACAGGTCAACGACGCCGCCGGTCTGCTTCCACTTCTTGGCTGCGTGATTGGCAAGCTTGGCCAGCGTCTTGGTCTGGGCAATGCCAACACCGACGGTCAGATGCGTATCTCGCTTGATTCGCTCCCGCACCTCGCGGCCGAAGTCTTCCAGTACACGACAATTTCGAACGCCCGTCAGGTCGAGAAATGCTTCGTCGATGGAGTACACCTCAACCGATGGCGCCATCTGCTCCAGCGTCGTCATCACCCGGTTGCTCATGTCGGCGTACAGCGCATAGTTGCTGCTGAATACGTGAATCTTGTGCCGGCGGATTTCGTCCTTCAGCTTGAAGTAAGGCGCACCCATAGGGATTTTCAGCTCTTTAACTTCCGCGCTGCGGGCGATTACGCAACCGTCGTTGTTGCTGAGCACCAGAACCGGCTTACCGCGCAAATCAGGCCTGAACACCGTCTCGCAGCTGGCGTAAAACGAGTTCACGTCAACGAGCGCAAACATCACATGCCGCCGTTTGGATTGAACACCTGAAACACGCGCTCCTCACCTTCCGATGTCGAAATATCCCGGAAGACAGACTTGTGAGCCTCGATCCAGTTATTCGCCTGCCGTGGCGTGTAATGCCAGTTAAGGCGCTCAAGTTCACTGACAAAGTCGAGTGTGCTTACGGTGTAGCGGCCAGCAGCATCGCGTTTGATAGCGAACCTGAAGGCGTCTTTGATTTCGTAGTCGCGGGGCATGGTCATCTCCCTCCCTGATAGGTACTGTATATAAATACAGTAATATCGATCGGCAGGATCGATCAAGTCGATTGATGGGGGTTTTTGCAAAGGGATTGGCGAGGAAGGGAATTTAGATGGGCGGATGCGGAGTGGGTGACTAAGCTTTAACCACACACCCCGCAGCCTGCATGAAGATGGACGCGGTCTTAACCTGCCCCGTCGCCGGGGCTTTTTTGTGATCAGGTACTCATTGCCTTATATAATGAGTGTCGGTAAGCTAGAGAAATATTTGATTAGTCTAATATTTTTACTTATTCACATAGGATGAGTTATAAGAAATGAACTTTCATTTGGTATGGGTATTTTTTTGTATAATTTCTGCTTCTTTTATATTTGGTTCAAAAAAATATAAAATCGAACCAAACAGAGAATTAAACATAGACGGGTTGAGATATCTCTTAGCTGCATTCGTTGTTTTTCACCACAATGATATATCTAAAGCGTACTTTGAAACTGGCAAATGGGCGCTTAATGACCCTATTTTAGGTTACATGGGACAATTTGGTGTTGCTGTATTTTTCATGATAACTGGTTATCTTTTCGGCGACATAAAGAAAGATACTAACTGGATATCTTTTTTTATAAAAAGATTTTTTAGAGTTGTACCTCTGACTTACATTTCTGCGATAATCTGTATATCAATAGCAACGTATGTTGGCATCAAGCTTGGCAACAATGCCGATTTTAGCAATGTTATATATTGGTTCGATGGTGGCCTGTCAGGCGTTAAACCACCTATTTATGGCTATAAGGATGCGCAATTCATTGGCGCTGCCGTAATGTGGACACTCTACTGGGAGTGGATTTTTTACTTCTCACTACCATTACTTTCTTTTGCATTTAATAAGACCTACACAGTAGGTATTTGCATTGCTGCAATATCTATTCTTGCCCACACGGCTGAATTTTTTAATATACCTATACATCACGCTTCATTACTTTTGTTCTTTGCGGCTGGAGTGCTCATCAAGAACCTGAAAATAATTTCTTCATCAAATTCTATAATAAAAAGCACACTTGCTTCATTGATACTCATTTACTGCCTGTTTGTATCAAATATTCACTCAGCCTATAACTTGACTTCATTTGTTCTGATTGGGGTGTTTTTCTTACTGGTTGCTAAAGGTGGGAACCTCTTTGGCATGCTTTCGACGCGAGGGTTTGTGGTGTTGGGTGATGCCAGTTATAGCATCTATCTGCTGCATGGAATTGCATGGTTTATTATGAATAAAGCATCATTTCACTATGGGATACAGAATAATGATGTTGCATATTATGCAATTCAGACTTTCGTGTGGTACGCAATATGCTTTATATCCCTAATGAGTTATAAGCACTTTGAAAAGCCATTTATTTTATATGGTAAAAAGGTTGCATCAAAATTCGAGGCAACCTGTACTAAAGAGGCTTAACATCAGTTTGTATTGGCCGGGATTTCCGGCCAATCAATCACATCTGCAGTGTTTGCATCAATGCGGCTTAAAGTAACTCTATATTTCTTCCAGACTGACAGGGCGGCCTTCTCTTCATCAGTTGCAATACCTTCATCTACTGCGTCCTGTAAAATATCACGATACTGAGTTGCTTCGTCCAATAGCGATTTCTTAAGAGCAATGTTAGATTCAACTGCTTTCATTTGAATTGCTTCTTTATCATCGTCGCTCAATATTCGTTCGATGAGTAAGGGTTCCCCTTTTTTGGTGCTAGTTATAACCTTCCCTTCAGCTTGGCCGTTTAACATTGATCTCCATAAATCCTCACTGATATCAATGGCATCATTCGGAATTTCAGTGTTAATATCTGTGTCATAAAAAGCGTTTTCTAAAGCAGAAAATTTCTTCATTTTAATATCCTAAAGCTATCCACCAAATACCTTTATTAGCACCTGTAGTGCCGCCGCTATTGCTTATATCCATGGTTGAGTTGCTTTTTATTTGCGCGCCCACCCCATATTCTCCAGAAAGAGTAATTGAAGCACCTTTACAAGCAACCGCAGTAAAACCAGCATTCGGAAATGCTATGGGTAATGTCACGGTGGTTGTTGTTTGATTGGTGAATAATCCATTACCCCACTGAATAATCAAACCGCCAGGAAGTTTCTGGTAACCCCCGCCTGCAACCAGAGAAGATACAAAATAACTCATATCGGGTATTTGGTTAATTCCTACACCCACACTTCTAAAAGCGGCCGTGCCTAGATCTGTTGTAATATTCGTTCCATCACCCACAAGATATGAAGTAGAACCTGAAGGAATGGACACGCCCGTGCCAGAAGGGGTTTTAAAAGTGACAGAGAATGCTCCCGTAGCGCCATTAACAACAGTCCAGTTTTTTCTCCATGCAGGCACAATAATGTTGATGTTGGCAGTCAATGTTCCTGTAAGGGTAATTCTGCTCTTTGACGCCTGAAGCGTTGTAAGGGTGACGCTAGATCCAGAAAGACCAGTGATAGCAGTGGTTCCATAATTGTCAGATGGAACCCATCCAGTTAATGCGGCCGTGGTATTTTCAGGATTCGTACTGTTTCCATCTGTGGTGTTTAGCCAGAAGCCATCCAGTGTTGAGTTTGGAATTCTGGCGCCTTTAGGATAGCCAGCTACGGCAGTATTAAATGCCGCATTGAATGGGTAACCGGCGCCCGCCTGTGACCAGCGAATTGCAGCGGTGATGTCGTTGAACACGCCGTTAAAGTCGGTGCCAAACGGCGGCACGCCTCCGCCAGCAAGAGGTGTCCTCGTAAGCGGAGGGAACCCATCATTATAAGACGCTCGACCAGCAACAATGCCAATTTGAGAGTCGTTGGGAATGTCCTGCTTTGAACCCGCATCAGCGAACGGGATGGGAAGTAATTTAGGCTGTGAGCTGGTTTGCATTTTGAATTCCTGAATCAGGGAAGAATGTTCCGCTTTCGAATGGCTGAAGGTCAGCCTCGGCGAAGCCAAATGTGTTATTAAAATCGAGTGACATAATGCTGACGCTCACACCTGCAGGTTTGGCGATCGCATTGGAGTTGAGCAAAATAGCCCATTCAACCGGGGAAAGGTTGAAGCTGAATACATAGCTCATCGACATAACGCCGGTGATTGCTACGAAAGCATCACCCTCACCTTCGAATAGGTAGTTAAGTGCGTTATTTAGCGAAGGAATTGAGCAATCAGTTATGTTCGCCATTGCTTTGGCAAGAATGAGTTTTCTGTAGCCATCATTAGCCAACCTGACCGTTGTGGTTAGCTGAAGCCCCTCATAAAAAGGAGCTTCATCGAACGGCTTTGGAGAGTCGTCGTTCGCACTTATGAACGCTTCGTCGAACCCGAAATTGGTTGTTTGCTGCGGCACGTTAAGCAGCCTGGACACGCCGACTATCTTGCCCCACACGTCCAGCCCGTAATCTTCAGCCGTAGAGATATCCCAGATGGTTGAGAGGAATTCTTCGGTGAATTCCGTCATATCCATCGTGGTATTGAATGATTCAATCAGGCTTCGGAGGTTAGGGCTTGCGGCGTATTGTGTGAGGATTGTGTCTCTCACATTCTTCATACGAGGGTTACGCTTATGTCATTGGCATCGAGGGAAGGTATCTGGTCAACGCCGTATTCAACGGATGGACTGTAATTCGTGCCGTCGATGCTGATGGTCACTGACAGGACGTTTACGGATGCAGTGTCGATGTTGTTCAGCACTGAGTAATAACCTCCGGCGAAAACCTTCGATGCGATACGTGCCTTTGGAACTAACTCGCTGTTGCCATTGAACGCACTGATAATCGCCTCCTGCGCCTGACTGACGATGTCAGAAGGAAGTGATGAAGTGTTCTCCAGCTGCACCTTGAAGTAGGTTCGCGTCTGCGATGGCGTGTTCCATGTCATCGTATATTTCGGCGAAATATTGGTGCCACGTGATGTATCAGTAACCACCGCTGATGTGTTGCCAACCATGCCGCAACCAGCCTGATTCTTCACGTAGATGGCCTGCGCAATATCATCGGCTTCACCGCCATAAACGGCGATATAAACGCTGTGCGCTGGTACCGGGTAATTTGTGGAGCCGATATTTACCGTCTCGCCAGAGTGATTCGACCAGACATATGCATCCACAACACCATCCACATCGAGCACTGCAGCATAAATTGACTCGGGAGTACCCTTTGCGTTTAACGCTACCGACTGCTTACGTCGGTATTCGAAGTTGGAGCGAGTCTCTACCGCATTACCAGGCACACCGGCGGCGGCATTTGTGATGCCTGACCAGCCGTTAACCGCTCGATAAATCGTGTTCAGTGAGCCAATCGGGCAGGCAATAGCGCCAGTTGTCTGATTCTGGAACACGATATCGACTGCGCCCGATGCAGGGATAGTGGCGTCAACAAGCGAGAAGTAGATGTAACCCGCGTCATCCTGCGCAGCGCTACCAGCAGGAATTAATGTGCCAACCAATCCGGTTGCCGTGGCAGTTACAGTGGTCCCCTGCGCCGCTATGCGGTCAATGAAGTAAATGCGGCCGATAGCATCCTGAAATCGTCCGGATGCATAATCGGGGTTGATGCCATTTACGATCGCCAGCTTCTGGTCATTGTTTTCCGCAATAATTGCCGTGTCACTCATGGCAATCTGACCCTGCGGCGTCGTCAGGCTTTTGCTCATCCCGCCGCCAAGCGCGTCATCCAGATCGCTCAGTCGCCCGTCGAGAATATCTTTCTCATCAGGAACGGAGAGGCCAATGTCAGAGAACGTTGCCGCCGGCACTGAGGTTGTGACAATTACTTCATCTACCATGTTGGCCTCAGAAATTGATGGTGCTCTGGTTATAGTTCGTGTCGGTTATGGTCATAACGCCGGAAGCTACGCGGTTCTGCTTGCCAATGACGGTCGTGCAGGTTGCGGTCTGGACGTAATCCAGTTTCAACGCCTCTGACTGCATCTTGGTGTTGATTAGCTGCGTGCCTGGCCAATGTCCGAGGATGCGCTGGTAGTAAGGAATGCCGAGCGTGGTGTCATACCAGGCTTCACCCAAGAACGTCTTGCAGGCGCACGCAACGTCCTGTGCCACCGCGTAGGGATTTGCAGTCGATGCGAGGTTGCCTGCGCCATCCAGAGTGATGTCCCATGCTTCGGTGTTTAGCTGAAGTGATTTGGTTAGCATGCTTTCTCCGGCAATAAAAAACCCGCCGAAGCGGGTTTCAATAAAATTGCATGTAATTGCGCAGCCAAACGGCTAGCATATTAGTTAACATAATTTATAGGTGACTTATGAAACGAAATCTGATTATAGCCTTAGCCCTATCATCCATTTCTGCGTGCTCATCCAATTCAACCGTAATCAATTCGACTCAAAAAAAGCAATATGCATCCGATCGCGAAAGGACAGTAGCAATTGAAAAAAAAATGGCATCTCAGCAGAAGTTAGCAAATGAAAAAGCCAATCAGACCGCGAAAGATACTGGATGTAGTGATTACGCTTTGACCAGTTCTAAATCTTATTATCAGATGGCTATGAAATACTATGGAACTAACCCTTCATCAGTATCAGAGACACCGGAGCAGTGGGCCGCAATGGCTGCTCAGGCTTGCGTCTCAGGATATGAAGCAGGATTATCAGGCCAGCCACAATCAATAATTGATCGTCACCTATATAGCATTCAGGATAATTTTACTGACCCATTCCAGTACAAAGCAGTAGCAGGGGCTATGTATTGGGGATACGGACGGTCTATGCGGTAGGCAATCCTGATTTGCCACTACCCGGCTGCACCCCATCCGTTCTATGGCCAATAAGAGAAATATCACCAGCCTGAAAATCTACGTCAGAGGTGACTTTATTTTTGAAATGAGCCTCACCCGCATAACTCCCTTCCCCCTGACCAACATTCCCATTAAGCAGAATTTGGGGGGAGTTAATCTCCGCCCTGCTCTCAGCATTGATGGAAACCACATTGCTGTTAATATTTATAGTTAGGGGTGAAACTATATCTATACCATCATTCGAGAATTTCACATATTGGCTCGGCTCAGAGTTAAGCACCCCGCCTAAATAAATTGCATCAGCGTAATTGTGTGTACGATTGGAGCCGGGTAGTGATGATTCTTTGGTTGCCTTTATCCCACTTATGTCACGGTCACATATGGCGATAATTCCAATATCACCAACAACAGGGGGCATAATCACAGCACTTGCTCCGCGCTGAAGCCTCCACACTGGAACTCCATAAATCTCTGTCTTGGGTATTCTGTCGCCATTACCAGTAAAGCCTTCAACAAGAGGCCTGACCGTTACAACTTCGCCTTCATTAGAAACTTCAGAAACAACTGCAAGAGTTATAAATGCATTGCTCATCAACATTCTTTGAAAGATGAATTCCTGAACATTTGCCTCTGTGGATGTATCCTGTGGGGTCGTTGTGAATGCGTTTTGCATGTCATTGCCTTATATCGGTTAGCTGAGCAATAGAACCTCGGCATATAGTCGTCCACGGTCCGCCTTCCGTCCAGGATGTGAGGTGATGTGTTGCAGCATGTATCGTATAAATACCGCTCGCATTGGGTAGGGAAGTTTCAAGCTGGCACCTGCGTCCAATCACAATCAAATCACTATAAGTACATTGGAAAGTAACTCCGTAATTACTGAAAACAGGGTAACCGAGAAGGCCGGTAGAGGGTGATATTAAAGGCTTCACATCATCTACAGCGCCCGTTTGGGGCCAAATAAAAATGACGCCCAATCTTGGATCATAATTAATTCCAGCAGCCTTACATGCCTTCCTTATTTGTTCTATTGGGTTTCCATCGAAGTAAGGATTTGAAATCTTGTAACTCACACCACTGTTTACAACGGTATACCCTATGCTTTTTGCAATGGTCGTAATTACATCAGCAACATCGACACTCCCACTTGCGCTAAATGGCGAGGCTGGGATTGATTGCTCGTAGCCTGTAGCATTGCCGCTGATGATTAATGGAGCGTCAGGCATTTGATTAAAGTCTGCAAAGCAATTTGTGATAGATCCAAAGAAAACAACTTTTCCATCAGCCCATATTTTGAGCATGTTTTGCTTTGCGCCATCAAGTTGAATCCCCTTGTAACTAAGCTTCGCCATTAACTCCAGGCTCAATCCGAATAGCCGGCAATCTAATGTTGAACCAGACACGCCACCATAAGCTCCAATTTCCATTTCAGCTTTAACATTGTCGATGGTTAAGGTGTCGTTTCCTTTATCATCAAACTTCCCTTCCTTGAGTTTGAACTCAAACTTCAGGCTGCGTTTTTTGTAAGTCATGCGGCTGCGCTCATTTCTTCAGCAGTGGCGTAAAAGAGCTGGAAGCGATCACCCAAGCCATCGTAAGTCGGGTCATCACTTCCCTTCGTGTCAGCGAAGAACAACTCACCCCGGAACCCAAGGTGGGAATATCGGACCAACTTGTTACCGTTGATGCAGATAACACCCTGCGCTATCCACAAATCATCAATGCCGATGTCGATATATAGTCCGGTAGTCCGCTGGTAGATGCGAAGGGTTACTGACTGATCGCCAAGTCTGACGGTCATCTCCTGCGCCTTAATGGCCTGCAATGTGATTGTCTGCATCAGGTGATTACCTTAACCAGTTCAGTGACGGATGATGAAAGCTTGTTGATAGCTGAGGTTGCGGCACCGTTGATGGATGCCGTAGTCGTCTGCGTGATGTTGCTGGCTACCGAAGATACCTTGTTTGCCACCGTAGTGGAGGCACTGGAAACAGAGTTTTTCAGGCCGGTTAGCGCCGATGAAACGTTGCTTTGCGTGGCTTCTGAGGTAGAGGAATTCACTTTCTCAGTCACCGCGCTGGATGCCTGGCTGGTAGCGTTCGAGGTGGTTTTGCTCTGTGCGGTGGTGCTGGTTAGCGTCACCTCCGCCTCTTCCAGAACGGACTGGAAAATTGCCTCGACGGTCAATAGCGTCACATCGCGATCAGACCATCGGTAGTTGTATCGCACAAGGTCGTACTTTTCGTAGGTGGTATCGGGGGTTTCGATATCATACGTTTTTGCCGCCCCGACCATTTCGTCCAACGCAGCAAGCATGTCGGAACGGCTCGTTAGCGAGAAATTGGTCAGATTTGGTAGGGAGCCAGATAACGCAGACCAGCCTTCAAGGACAAACAGCACGCGAATAACCGGCGGACGCTTCACTTTGTTGTACGAGCTATAAGAGCCACTTTCGATAGGCGCAGACACAACTGATGCGTCAGCGCCATACTCTATGCCAAGAAACGATGTAGGGTTTATGGCCTTACCGGTTCCATCATTGAAGTAAATGCCGAAGCTTGGGCTGATAATGCTGTTGATGACTGAGAAAATGCCGCCACCCTGCACGGCATTCAGTAGTGTTGTTTCGTTCAGAGAAAAGTTCATTATCCACCCTGACCTGACATAGATGGCACAAGAAGGCTGTTGCGGCTTATGCTGCGTTGCGCGTCCTGAGCCAGCGCATCGATGCTTGATGCATTGCTCTGCACTTTCATTTCACCGATGTGAATGTCCGTCTTCGGTCCAGACTGTGGCTGCATGGCTGTGTCACGGGTCACCGATGCCGCCGAACCGAGCTGAATGCCGCTAAGGATGTCCCGATCGCTTACGTAGCCTTTGCCATTCTCATGGTTAACAATGCCGCGAATCAGCTTGAACACTGTTTCCTGATCGCCACTATCAAGCTTTTCATCCGCCTGCTTTCCGGTGGCCCCGACAAGTTGCTTGATGTAGGCGGATACGTTGTTGTCATCGCTGGCTGGCGCATACTTATTAACTATTTTCTCGACAGTATCTACGCCGCGACTGAAATAGAGCTTGAGCTGTCTGTGAAGTGCTGCAATGCCCTCCTGCATACTGCTAAAGACGGCGAATCTACCGTTTTCTCCGCCCTCTTTCGTGGCGCCAGCCTGACCTGCAAAATTCAGATTGCCAGGGTTGTTGTTGCGAATTCCGCGTGGCTTAGTGCCGTATGCGTCATATTTGTTATCTGCATCGCCGGTCTTGCTGATTGAATCCCACCATGCATATGACTTTTTGAGCCATTCATCAGCCTTGCCCATAATGCCGCCGGTGCTGCCGGTATTGTTGTTCATCTTGTCAATCAGGTACTGACCGGTGGTTTTACCTTCCTTTTTGGCTTCTTCATCGCTCGAGCCGAGCTTATCCCACGCACTTACAGCTGCGATTGCAGCAAGCAACGGAGCAAAGCCGCCGCGAACTCTTGCAATGCCTGAAAGCATCTTCAGCGCCCAACTTCCAACGACAAACGCAGCCAGTATTTCCAGTGCGTTCTGCCATCCACCGACAGCATCAACCACCTTGTTTACTTCGGCGGCAGAATCAGTGAAGAACTTTTCGATCTCTGGTCCATGTTCGGCTATCCAGATGCCGATCTTCTCAATTATCGGGATGAGCTTTTCTACGTAGGGAATGAGCGCTTCATAAAGCACCTGCGCAGCTGCGGAGAAGTTCTGCTTCATCTCTTCCAGGCGGCGGTTAAATTGCAGCGCCTTCTTGGTTGCCCCGTCCGTTGCTTTGGATATCTGCGCAAAGCGGTCTGCATCGCGCACCAGAGAGCCGTTAGATAGCCCTTGCTGTGTTGCATTGTCGAAACCGAACATGCTGCCCAAACGGCGCTGAGCGTCTTTATTCAGCTTGGTCCAGTTCGTAGCAATCTTGCGCATGATCGATTCGGAGTTATCGTTCTGATAATCGAAGTTTGCACCGGTGGCGCCGGCGAACGATGAAAGCGCCGCGAACAGTGGATTGTCCTGCCCGCCGCCCGTTCTGATTTGCGTCAGCACATCCTGAAAGTTGCTCAGTGTGCCGGTCATCTTCTCAGCGCTTGAGCCAGCAGCGCTTGCCGCACGCTCCCAGCCATCCAGAGCTTTTGCAGAAATATCCAGAGACTGCGACTGAATGCCAAGGCGCATCAGGTCGTTTGTCATGCCGGCCACGAACGATTTAAAGCCCTGTACTGACAAGGTAACGCCTACCAGTGCCAGCAGCTCAGTGCGGATTGAGCCAAAGAAAGAGGCCGCTCTTTTACCTGCGGCCTCCATGTCCTTCGCTGTCTGCTCTGCCTGCTTGCGGGTGTCATCTAAACCACCCTTCACATCCTTCTGGCCTTTCTTGAACCCTGACGGATCGAGACCAAGCGTTACAACCAGAGAGTCGATAATTGTTGGCATTGTTAATCACCCTGCTTATTAGCCACCATCCGGTTGTAGTTATCCACGGTAATAATCTCCAGCCACCACCATAAGTCCTCAACGCCCAGCGTCGTGCTGAGCTCCGTCAGAGAGCACTTCCCTGACGAAAGCACGGTAGCTATGGTTTTAGGCACGTTGACATAATCAGCAAGGCCTATGATGGTCTCGCTCATCATTGGTGGGATGTCTAACTGGCGGCGGCGGTGAAAAAATCTACGTGAAGCTTGAACACTTCCATGCGAAGTTTGAGGCGCGTGGCGATCTCCTCAATGTCATCATCGATGAGCTTGCGCTTGATGCTCTGATTGCTGGCATCTGGAACGCATTGCACACACTCCATGAGCTCATCCAGCAGCGGTTTGGCTTCTGCGGCAGGGATTTGTGAAACCATTTTCAGGCCGGTACTTGCCATCGCGGCAATTCCCATGTCAGCGAAGTTATCAGGTAACTCAACGCCGCTACGTGCCATCGCCATCCCGGCGCGAATTGCCCACCATTCAGCCTGTGTTGCTGACATCTCGCGGATGAAGAACACCTTGCCGAGGTCGCGCCCTTTGGTGTCTACGGTGTAGAAAATCTCTTTACGTGCCATGTGTTGCCTTATGGGTTGTAAGCTTCAGGGGTGACGTTTTCCCAGTTAATCTGGAAAGTACCCGCCGCCAGTACGCGTTGTGCATCAGGCATCGCCTTGGTGCGCTGCAGGATGCCGTTGGTCAGCGTGTACTTTTTGCCGGTTGCAGGGATGATGATCGTCGCGTTGCATCGGAAGATTGCTTTTGCCGTTACTGAGGTGAGCACCCACGTTTCGAAGATGGGCCAGCTTGGGCTATCAGGCATGATGGTGATCGTCTGCAGGTATTCACCGAAGACGAAGCCACCTGATAGCTTGCCGTCGGCGCCACGGACAGCGACCGCCATTTCGGTGTCGCCCATCGCAAACATCGCGTCAGCGGCGTAACCCTCAAGCACCTGCGCAGATGGGTACAGGTTTGTCACAGTGAGCGAAAAAATAGCGTCAGCACTGGTGATCGTGTTATTTCCGGCCATTTATTCGGCTCCTTACTGAACTTCAATTGAGGCGAGAGTGATTTTCTGTACCGCGCCGCCGTCACAGTACCAAAGCGTCATGCGAGGGCTGGTGCGATCTGCTCGCTGCGCTGCTGTTGGGTCGGCGATATAGAGATACCAGCCTTTCGCCAGCAGGGAGGCACTGATGTCTGTTCCCACTGCGTTCATGATTTCTGACTGCTGAGCGCTCGACAGTGATACGCCTGTGCGGATGCCGCCAAACAGAACACCCTGATTGATGGTGTCAGCAAATCCGGCTTCGATAATTGCCTTGCCGCGCGCGTTGTACGGGATAGAGCGGTTCGACTGAAGAGTGATGATTGCATCCTGCATCAGGTTGGCGTTTAGCCAAATCTGGAAGCAGAAGCTATCAAACCACTTGAAGTCTCCAGTGATCGTGCCATCAGCCCAATAATTGGTTGAGTAGTTATTAGCTGCGTAGCTGCCGTAGAAGTTGTAACCGTTGGCGATCAGCGCGTCGTAGTCACTCGAAGAGGTTACGCTTGCAGGCAGCCCGGTTACAGAGCGGAACTTGGCAGGAACGCGGCCTTCCTGACGATCAAAGTCGAGGGCGGCGGCATATCCAAGCAGGGATGCAGCCTGCACGTTGGTAGCAAATGCTGGTACCACGCTTCCGTAGTCATTAACAGTGATGATTTTGTAGGACAGCGTTTCTGTGCTGCCTGCAACAAGAGCGTCACCAGCGGTCGTGTGGGCCACATAACCGAATCGGAAATTCTGCGCACTTACCCATGAAGAGAATGCCAGGTGCTGAGCTTCGGTTGCATCGAATGACGTGGTGAAGATGGCCCAATCCTGACTCTTATCCAGCAGAGCGATGAAAAAGTCGGTTGGGTTCTGAGCATCAGCGCCTTGTGAGATAACAGCACCTGCAGCAGCGGTTAGCTTAAGTTTTGTCGCGATTTCGCCTCCGGCATATGAGATTGAGCTTCCCGAGCCGGTAGTGTCGGATGCGATCGTGAAGGCTTTCTGTGTAGTGTCATAAGCCACCACCACGGAGTTTCCGATCGCCGACTCAATCAGGTCTGCAGCCGCCGCAAAGCTTGTTGCGCCACTCAGGTCAATATTGGTCGACGTTTTCAGTGTTCCATCGACAGTGATGGTCATGACGCCACTCATCAGTTTCAGCTCATCGAGCGTAACCGATGCCATCGAAGCAGAACGCAGCCAGGCAGAAACCGGGGCGGTATTGTATTGACCGAAGAGCAGGTTGCCCGGCTTCTTGGTTGAATTGTCATACCCGGTGAAGTAGATGGCCGCCATCGAATATTCATCCGATGAGCTACCAAAATATTTTGCCACATCCTCTTTAGTGGAGAATGAAACGACATTACCCACCGGCGCATACGTGCTTTGGGTGAGGATAAGACCATTCAGATCAACCGCGTTACCGCCAGCAGCGAGCACGCCAGGGTTAATCTGGACATCTTTTGTTAACGGAATTGCCATTTATGAATTCTCCGGTGGGAATTTCAAATCTGCGGCGACTACGCCGACTTGTATGCTGTCCATGAAATCCAGAGTTGTGGCTATCACGGCGTTAAATTGCGCGATGAAATCAAGCGTCCAGCGGCTTTCATACTGCTGCTCAGCGTTAATCATCGTTGTCTGATGCGGTTCACCGGCATAGAGCGGCGTCACCGGCATATTGTTTTGTTTGAACCAGTTCGCGGCGTATTCAGAACGAATCATCGTGCCGACGATCGCAGCCATTTCTGCGGCCGTGTTGCCGTAGAAATCGAGCTGGCATCGCCACTGATTGCTTCGCTGCGTCATCTCACTTCCAGCACCCACACCAGGATCGTTATAAGCAACGCGGTTGGTTGACAGGCCGGTAATGAACATCGGCGTCATGGTGACGAAGTCTTCATTCGGCATCGGCACAAGGTTTTCCTGCGCCAGAAACACCTCTACGTCGACGAGAGACAATAAAAAACCGCGCAAGGCGGTCGTAAGGTCATCCTGTTTTATGCTTATCGTTGCACTCATGTGCTCACCTGCAGCGTTACAGCGAAGGCGCACCAGTCAGGCCACTCTTCCAGAGGTTGAGTAATCAGCCACGTCTCGCCGTTAACGATGAGCTTGTCTCCGCCCTTTTGTTTCGGTCGGTTGACGCCTTCAAAGTTACCGTTCACATACGCTTTCTTTTTGATGCCCTGCAGGTTTAACCCGTCGAGCTTCATCAGGTCGGTGTAGGTCAATGGCTGAAGCTGCACGGTCACGTCCTGTTCACTGTAAGCAGGAACGCGATGGCCGGCGGCGTCAGTTGTGTATGTGCCAAGGCTAACCATCATCACGCCCGGCACATCCGCATTAACTGTGGTGATAGCGCGGCGCACAATGCCATGTAGGTTCATACGCCGTCCTTAACGTCATAATCGACCGAGCTCAGCATGTGAGAGGTTTCAATCAGCGGCTTAGCAAACCCTTTCCGCTTAATGGTGTAGGGAGATAATGGTGGGTCTGTGAATTCACGAATTGACTCCTGCAGCTGCGACTTGATGTGCTCGCCCATTAATGGAAGAAATGCACGCGGGTCGTAACTGGTGGCGATCGCAATTCTCGAAATGTCATTTCCCCACTCGGGTGATTTGACCGCAATCATGCGTCGAAAGAATGGGCGGGCCGGACGGTTCATGCCCGGATCGCCAAACTCATTTGCTGCAGCAACCATAGGCACCGATTCGCCGTCAGGGTAAGTTGCTCCCTCAAGAAACCCAACCCGCAACGTAGATCCGTTACCCAATTTCTCCGCAATCTCCGACAGCGCTTTCTCGATGCCTTCACCACCTGAAAAGCTAGTCATCATTACCTCCGAAAGGTGCCGCGGCGATTGTAGTGATACGGATACATCGATGGTGAGCCACCGGGCAGGTAACGAATCGTCCTGTATGGCAGCGTGGCCTGCCAGTACTGTGCGCCGTAAGGTGTCTGGAGATACCACCATGAAGCGGAGCTGGAGGGGCCAGCATCCACTGACACCGACACAGAACCTTCAGATGCGCTCGTTACCCGCCCAACCAACCCTGACGCCGCCTGCCCGCCTACCCCACTAGTGAGGGAGGTGATGTGAGCTACCAGCATATTCAGGAACACCGCTCGCTGATTCACATCAGTGACCGGGCTTGTGTCGGTGTTATTCAGGTAGACCGTTGCTTTAACGAAGTTAGCATTCAGCAGCGTGTCACTTACGGTTTCGAATTCCGGGTAACTTTCGCGGAATGCCGCGACATCAAACACAACGATCGCCATAATTACTTACCGTCTGATTTGGTTACGCCGGGCGCCGGGTTATCCTGCGGCAGACCTTCGAGGCCTGACTTCACGTCAGCATTCTCTTTGGCCTTAGATTCGGCGCTGTTGGTTTTCGCCTGAGCAAATACCAGCTCGTTTTTCACATAGGGCTGGTCTTTATGCTGCTCCAGCCACTTATCGAAAACTGCCTTATCGACGTTCTCTGTCAGGCCGTAGCCACCAATTACGGTGGCTGAATTTGCGCCATTCAGTACGATCGGCTGAGAGCCTTCAACATCCAGCACCAGACCATTCGGCAGTTTGCATCCTACAGTTACGACTTCAGCCATTTCTTACACTCCCAGCATGGTGGCGATTGCCAGCGGTTGACGGATGATTGCACCCCAGGTGCCGCCAGATTTTTTCTGCTTCCATGATGACTCTTCAGTTACCACTGCATGCGCACGCATCTTCTCGGTGAAGGCGGCGTAAGCGGTGTCCTGCTCACCTAAGCGATCGGCGATCAGCTGAACAATTTCACCGGCTGTAGTTGAGTACTCGATAGCCGTCTCAATCTTCAGGTTCGGGAAGTTCTTCTTCAGCAGGTCGGAGACGTTCACGTTATACATGTTCGTCTTAGCCAGGTTCACAGACATAGCCGGTGACATAGCAAGCGTCATCGGCGTGCTCATGTCCAGCAGGCCTTTGGTCTGCGATACCAGTTGACCGAACAGCTTCAGGATATCGTCATACACAGCCTGACCATCTTTGGTAGACCATGTAACACCGCTACCGGTGCCGGTTGCGTTTGGCGTGATTGACGCTGGCAGCGATGGGTCGTTCAGCAGGCCGTAGTTCTGCAGGCCAGCGATGCCGTAGAAGTAGGATTTGTTCTGGAACTTATTCAGCACCAGAGCAGAAGCCACGTTCAGTTCAGCGGCGTAACCGATACGCGCAGCACCGTACATTTCCAGTTCGCGCTCACCCCAGCGGGTATGAGTCTGGTAATGGTAGGACTGACGCGGCACCCAGTTAACGTTCGCTGCGGTCATGCCGTTGTGGTTGTAGTCACCGTAAGAGCTGGTTTCACCCGCTGATTCCACGATCGGGAACTGCGCGGTAAGAGTGGTCCAGTCGCCTTTTTTCACTTCACCGATGATTTCTGCAGCCTTCATCGGGGTGACAAGTACGCGGATGAGTTCCGGATCAACGTAGTTGGTGAAGAATGCCGGAATACCTGAGCTACCAGTGGTAACCATTGTTGGCTGGGCATCCATCGCCAGAGAGAAGTTTTCTGCAAACTCCGGCTTCAGGTAGTCTTTCGCGCCCGGCAGCACGATGCCGTACTTGCCGCTCGCTGCGGCGTAGTGCTGTTGAAACTTATTCATTAGTTGCTCCAGGTGCTGATTTTAACCAGTTCGTTTGCTGCTGCGACGCTACCGGCTTTAAATGGGGTTTCGACATAACCGGCGATCGTGGCGCCAGCCGCACCCGTCTGAACCTGACCAGTGGTCAGCGACGCAAAGATTTTCTGTCCGCGCGTAGCAGCAGTAGAAGTACGCGCCCAGAAGTCACCAGCAACCATCAGGGTCACTTCGCGACCGGACTGGATAACGTTTGATGATGCGCCCAGCCATGTGGTGATTACGGCCTGACCATCGCGATGCACGAAGCCAGAAGGAACGCCGGTGCCGGCATTAGATGCCACGCCGTTAACGTCCCATGCAAAGCGGCCAATAGTCAGGCCGTCGGTGCCTGCAACCAGCGCTGCTTCACCAGCCAGATAGGTGGCATGTTCGTTGGTGCTTGCGAAGCCACCTTCAACACCCGGAGCCGGGTATTGGTTAATTACACTCTGAAAACCTGCCATCTCAGTAACCTCGTTTCAGTTTGCCAGCGGTCGGGAACTCTTTCTCGAAGTCGCTGATGGAAGCGGCGTCCTGCGCAATAGTTACAGGGCGTGAATTTTCTTTGTGGCTGATAGCCTGAGCTACCATCGCGCGGAACGCTGAAGGGTGAACGCCGGATACGTCTACGCCATGCTGTTCCAGTGCGGTGCGGTAAACATCGTCAGCTGAGTCCATCGCAACCAGATCACCTACAAGCGGCTTAACGTCCTGCTCGGCTTGGCGCACTAAGCGGAAGTTTTCAGCAGCTTTCTTAGTGGCGTTGTCAGTAGCGTGGCGAATGGCAGCATCCATAGCGGGCTTATCCACTTTCTCGTCCTTTTCGTCTTTGTCGTCGTCTTTGTCGGCATCCTGAGCAACTGCAGGTGACAGAGCGGCGGAGATTTTGGCGATCAACTCTTCCGATACGCCAGCTTCGCGCAGCAGAGAAATAATCGATTCGTTATCGTCATCACCTGCAACCTTCACTTCTTCTTCCGGCTCAACGCCTTCAGCAGAAGCCTCGATGATTTCAACCAACTCTTCCGGCTCAAGCTCCATGTCGGCGGCCAGTGTCGGTTTGTATTTGCTGGAGATGGCCTGTGCAATTGCCTTCGGTGTTTTGTGGGCATTCAGGATGGCCGTCAGGTCTTTCGGGGCGGCGTCCTGAGCCAGTCGCGGCTTAAGGTACGCTCCCAGCGCTGCACGGATGGCAACGCCTTTGCGGTCTAACTTCATTTGTTTGAACTCCTGTGGGAGAGAATCGCCGACTACTACGTCAGCTCCTGCGCGGCCGGTTTCGACCAGTGCAACGTGGTTCCCGACGATGTCACGCATGACGCCGTCAAATGCTTCGCCATCTGGTGCTTCGCCGGGAGTCATGTCAGCCCTGTACTGGTACGAGGACGACAGTTCTTTTTGCTCTTCAGTCTCAATGCCTGCGATAGCCGAGTTGTCCCAGATGGACAGGCCATTAGCTAAATACGTGCCATCGAAGGAAGCGCTTGAGTGGGTAGAGCCAACCCGATATTCGCGCGGCGGGTCGCCGGGGAAGTCAGGGGTATGAATGCAGAGGATCGGAATGTTGTTGAATGTCGGCGCGGCTTTCTTAAGTTCTTCAGGGTCGCGGTACAGCCGGTAGATTTTGTCAGGGTCAAGGCCCAACTCTTCATGACCGGGAATCTCTCGCCCGTAATAGGGGCAGACATTCGCTTTGCTGATGTTGCTGACTGAAACCTGAAGCCTGCCGACATGATCGAGTTTGCGCACGGATGCGCGGTCAAACGCTAACCGTTCGATAGTCATGTATTTTCTCGGATTGCAGGCAATAAAAAAGGCCGCCTAAGCGACCTTGATGAAATTCATTGAAGGGGTGAGAGTACCCGAGGCAGGAATCGAACCCACCCGCAACCAGTTGCATCGCTGGCCACTTAATCCATAGCCTTCACGCCTGAAGGCATCACGGATACTCTCACTCATCCGATTATAACAATTGGTTTTAATGTAAGCCAGGAATAACCGGCGACCATGTGCAGCGGCAATTAATCTCTTCGCCGGGAAGAGTCCACTTACCATCCAGATACAGCCCTTTCGACAGGTCGAACTTCTTACCATCAGCCTTCACGTGTGATTGTCGTGGCTCTTTTCCTGCGTGAGAGTGGCGCCAGATGCCCTCAGTGATGCCGAGTGACTGCTGCCTTGCCGTCTGCATAACTGCGGTGGCTTTGTTGTTCTGGTCGCGTGCAATGAGCGCTGCCCGCCTGCGCGTGACGCCGTATCGATGCTGCAGCTCATCAGTCAGTGTCGAAAGGTCTCGCCCACGACTTACCGACTGCATAACCAGCGTTTCCACTTGCGTGAGATATTGCTCGGGAATGCTGGTAATCAGGTTCACGTTTTCTGTGATGGTCGCCTGCAATGCGTTATTCATCGCTGGCGTCATTTTGAACTGAACCGTCATGCCGGCTGTCTCCAGCGCGTTATACAGCGACACGTCAGAGTTCTTCTGCGCCTGACCTGCGAACCGGTCAGCAAGCTTTGCGGCCACATCATCGAAACGCTTCTGCCAGCGCTTAGCCAGCTTCTTCATCGCGTCACGCATAAAAACCGCTGGCGATGCGTCCATTGCCATTGCGCCGGATGCCCGGTAATTCGCTTTCAGCCAGTACACCACCGAGTCGTTCATTTCGGTGATGAGTTTATCCAGCTGCTTGCGATACCAGGCTTCGACACCGGCGTTAGGCCTTGTCGGGCGGATCGTCTTCGGACTCGGTTTCCTCGTTTTCGTCGAGGTCACCTTCTTCGATTTCGATGTCATCGCTTAAGTCCAGTGAGTGGTAAGGGCTTTCGGGGTCGTCAGCAATCTTCTCGCGTATCTCGTTATTCGATAGCGCACCAATGCCCTGATAAACCGCGTCAGTGTCAGCATCAACCTTGCGGATGTCAGCCTTCTCTTTCGCGCTCATCTCAAACAGCGGTTCGAATTCAAAGAAGATATCCGGGTCGATTTCGCCAAACTCTGAAAGCTGAATCACGTCCATCACGCGCTTCAGCGGGGCACTGAACATTGCCTGCTGTAGTGAATGGATGTAGTCGTAGAAAACGCGAATCTCGCCGTCTGACGAAGCATTCAGGCCATTTGGTGTGATGCCCAGCAACTTGACCAGCGGGATACTTGAAACTGCCGCCATGTGCTCCTGAGACTGCGCCTGCAGCACATCAAGTCCGGACAGCGGAGCGTTCACGAACTCAACCGTTTCTTCGCTCTCGCCGATATTGTTCTTGGCAAACACACCACGGTTATCACGGCAGCGGTTAAACAGCTCCATGCGGCTAAGCAGCTCATCCGCGCCATTTCCCATCAGCACCTGACTCATGTCGGTACCGAGCACAGGAATGCTGAAGGAGTGAATCATGTCGCTGACGCTGTCACGCGTGCGCAGCCAGTTGTTCACGTAAGGCTCTGCCATTTGCACCAGTGACAGCCCACGGAAGTTATACGAGGACTTCAGCAGGTCTGGAACCTGACGCGATACGAAATCAATCATTCGGCTGGCGTGAACCGTTTTACCCATCACAAACCATTCTGTCGGCTTGTAGAAATCAGGGCTTAGCGGGTTGCTAGCGTTGTAAACGCCGGGGTATGTCCAGACAGGCTCGATGACCTGCAAACCCTTCAGGCTGCCTTTGGTTATCTTCTTGTCGCTGATGAACAGCTTGCTTTGCAGCTCAGCATCATCAGTCCAGGCCGATACATTTTTAGGCGACAGGACATCGATATAAATCTGTCCGCCGCCGAAGTAACCATCGTGCTCCGCTGCTTCGCGAAACTTCTCGCGCACCTGATAGCGCTCCAGCGCATCAACCAGTTGTTTAACGCGCTCTGATTTGTCGTCATCTCCCACCGTCTTGAGCTTGATCCACTTGCGTGTCATCTCTTCGGCGATGGTGCCGACCATCTTGCGATACTCTGGCTTCTGCGCCATTGCTGCGAGATAGGGATAACCGGGGAAGCTGTCGAGGTTGCCGTAGCCCATACCCATCGCGTAGGCATCATTCATCGCAACGTAGTCGGTGGAGTCCATTGCAAGAACAGCAGTCTCGATGTTTGCGGGGATGACGCCTTTAGGTGGTTTGTACGGCTTAAACTCTCTGGCAGGCTTTGCTGTGACGCTGGCAACTTCTTCGGGCTTAATCTTCATCACCGGCTTTTCAGGCGGCTTCACCGGCTCAGGCGCGGCGATCTCTTTTTTCTTAAAAGGCCACACTTAAATTCTCCCGAGTTGGCGTGGGTCGATGACCATGGGCTTCCTGATAAGTGGTGCGTACGCCATAATCAGCGAGTCAGCCATGTTTGGTGACGGTATTCCGCGCTTCTTCATGTCCTTTTTGCTCTCAACCTTCACCTTTCCGTTGCCGTCGTAGTCAACCCATGGGCGTGACAACTCAGCCTTGAGGTATTCAAGTTTCGGAATGGAAGATGAGAGGCTTATCAGCTCGTCAGGTTTGTACTCGAGCGTGCAATTCGGGTCGGCTTTACGGGCCTCGACGCTGCGCCATGTTTTGTAGAAGCGATCGCGTACATGCCACCATGCCTGCGCTTTGATGTTCGCAAACATGTCTTTGTTCTTCTTGCCAGCCATGTATTCAGATTCAGGATGCAGGACAGCGCCGCCGGCATTGAAGCCCTGTATGTTCACTTTGGCTATTCTGCCCAATTGCGCTTTTACGCCAGCGCCGACACCGATGGAGTCATAAATGATTTCATCAGCATGCTGCTGCTCGGCATAGAGGTTTACGCGGTTGGATGATTCGATAACATCACCCTTATCCCATTCCTGCACATCTACAGCCACTGAACCATGACGAAGCGTCAGGGCATTGCTGTCTTCACCCTCATCAGCTACGTCGAATCCAACTCGCTTTTCTCCGGCAATGTCGAACCCAAGCAGCTTGTGCGCATCAACCGCAGCAGCAATCCACGATGGCTTGATGATTGCCATATCGCTGTCAGCGACCGGCTCGCCTTCCCAGATGTGCAGATAGAGGTCGTAGTCTTTACGCTTGCATTCCTCCATCTCCAGCCGCAGAACGTCAGGGAACCATGGATTCTCGCTGTAGTTCACTGTGAGCAGGCAGATGTCATCAGGCGGAGCGATTACAAAGCGCTGATGCGTGTCGTCCAGAATGTTTTTCGGGTTGTAGCTGACCCATATTTCAGATCCGGGCTTACGAATGGTGGGGATCAGGATGTCCCACGACTCTTTTGATACCGCTTCTGCCTCTTCCATCCAGCAGATATCGATACCCTCAAGCGATTTAATTTTTGTCGGGTTGTTCTTGATGCCGTAGAACATGAACTCGCTACCGGTGAACAGGTGGCGAATACTGGCACGCTGAACTTCGAACTCAGCCTGATATCCTTCACGGTTGATTGTGTCGTCGAGCAGACGAATAACTGAGTCGCTGATACTGTTCTGCAATTCGCGGGCGCAGAGAAAGCGATAAGCGCCCCGCCTGGCTATCTCTACCAGTAAGCGTGCGATCGTCCAGCTTTTCCCTGACCCGCGACCACCTTTGCTACTTTGTAGCGGGCAGGCTTAACAAAAGGTCTGAATATGGGATTAATTGCCGTCATCGTCGAATAGCTCACTGAGGGATTTGTTCAGGTTGATGCCAATGGCGCCATGCAGTTCAACCACCTGCTTGTCGAGTCCGGTAAGCTTGGCCTTGCCCATCGTCGCCGCTACAGCAGCTGAAGACTGAGGAGTTTCAGCAGTTAACGCTGCTTGCCTGGCCTCTTCCAGTTCACGTATGAGGGAGTCGACAGTCACATCATGACGAGCTCTAACGTCAGCCTTCAATTCTGCAACCCTTACCGATACCTTACCGCTGGAGAGAAGCTCCGACGCCTTTACGTGCACTGCTTCCGGTTTCATCTTGTCAGCAGCATACGCCGTCCGATAAGCCTCTGAAGCATTACCCGTTTCGATGTATGCCTGACAGAACTTTTCTTGCTTCTGAGTCAGGCCATTCATATCAAATCAATCCTGCAGTTCGTGCCTTAGCAAGCAGCGCGTTGAAGTCAGCCACCAGGCCAGCAACATCGGTTGCGGTTGAATCAGCCTGCGTTGCCATTTTCTTCACGCCACCGATAGCAGCGGTCGTTGCTGGAGGCAAAGTGTAATCGCCACCCTCAACATCTTCAGGTGTTGCTACGTCTACCGGGTAGCCGCCAACTGACATGCATTTAGTGCTCATGTTCGATTCCTCGCTTGGGTAAATCATTATCAGAGCCACCTGGAAAAGTTGATGGCTCTTGTAATGCCTTACAGGTACTTCTGCGCCAGCGCTTTCAGCTCATCTTTAGCGGCGATGCCCAACTGATTGACGCCCTGCTCAACGAAGGTGAAGGCTGCTTCGAAATCTTTCACGCCGGTTTTTACTGCAACTACTGGTGCTGCTTCTTGTGCTTCTGCTGCTACTGGATCTGATGCGGTGATATCGCTCACGGTGTTTTCCCTGGTTGAAGGCTCTGCTTTCGTCAGCAGCCATTTAAGTGGATTCATTTCTTGTCTCCGCACAGCTTGTCGTACAGGTCGTTATGAGCGTTGATAGCCCGGACGGTTCTGATGTCCATGACCTTGTAGTCGTCGCCGTGGGTGATGATGGGTGAGAATGCGCTACAGGATGAATCGACTACCTGTGTTGGCTGGTTAGTCGGCTGAGTTGTACTTCGACCGCTGCAGCTTGTCGCGAGCAGCACTATCGCTAATGCCGGAATTAATCGACTGAACATTCTTGGCGGCCTCCGCGTTCTCGCTCTGTTTCTTCGCTACTTCCTCAACCTGGCTCTTATCTTTTTCAGCAGCAGCCACATCTGCCTTTGCCTGCGTCTGGACAGTGCCAACTTTCTTACCTCCGAAGTAACTCGTCAGTAATGCAGCCACAACAGCAAGAGCGGCCAAAACGTAATTCCAGCCGCCGGTGAGGAATGAGAGGATTTCGCTCATGACTTAATCTCCATCCGCTCTTTGCTTGCGAGAAGTTTATTCTGGCGTATGAACTGAGCAATTACGCCCATTGCCACCATGAAAGCGCCAATCATGCCCAAGTAATTATGGGGTAGCATATCTTTGACATCAGGCGGCAGGCTTGACCACGCATCAAGCGCAGCTGTGGGAAATGATTGCACCCACGCGCTAAGCATAGAACCGAGTGACGCCAGCCAAACGCTCCACGCTTTAAACAACAATTTGGCATGGGCAACGAATTCGAGACTGGTGTATTTGCGAATCAGCAGCAGCGCGATAATCATGGCGAAGATAATCAGTATCCATACAAGGAATGTCATATCAGCCCCTTGTAGATGTCGTAGCTGCCGGTGCGCATCACATCAGCGTGACGCAATACGCGATTCTTTGTCTGGCGGGCCCACAGGCTATTCATCATCCCGTTAGCTGCTCCGGTAAAATTGCCCACTGCAATCATCGACAGCGTGTTTTTGAAACCAGCCAGGCCATTGGTGCCAAGCTGGTAAGCCATGCTGATCAGCATATCCGACCGTGCAGGATTGCATTGCTTCAGCGCAGCGTAGATTGCGGGGTTAGCACGCATCTCTGCTGTTTTAACGTCGACCAGTTCCTGCAGCCATACATCCGATACATTCTTGGATAGAGTGAACGTGTAGTTGGTGACCGGTGAGCCTTTTGGGCCAATCAGAAAGCCGGTGCCGATTGTCGGGTAACCTTCAGAGTCGATATAAGCGCGAGGCTTAAAACCTTCCTCAAAATTGAGGATCTGAATAATCTGGCTCATCGCTTCTGATCCTCCTGAATGTCCCGATTAATCTGCTGAGGCAACTGGTCAACTTTCTGCTTAATTTCATTCACCACCTTGTCTCGTGCTTCGGTCTTTGGAAGGTATTCAGACCGGGCAAGGAAATACCCTGATGACATGCCACCAAGGAAGATAGCCAGCGAGGTAAGAGAGACGATGAGCACGGTGCGCAGGGTGACGGGACGATCGTCCAGTAATTCTGTCATCGTTAAACCCTCAGTGAATCCCTGAGCTCTACCACCTGCTTCATCAGCTCGATGTTGGATGTGGTGAGTTCGTGAATTTGTTCTTTGAGAAGAGTGTTCTGCTCTTCGAGATGTCGCTGAGATTCCTGGATGAGCCGGAGAGAGGTTTTAGTCTCGCCAATCTCCGCCCAGTATTTCCGGATAGTCTCGTCGCGCTGCTCTATCTCATCGCGAAGCTCTTTGTTTTCCGCCTTTGTGCTCTTAAGCTCATCGGTCAAAAACTGAAGCATGTTCATCTGAGAGCGGTCATTGGCGTTTGCCGCCCTGCCGCTTACCCAGTATCTGGAGAATCCAAGAATTCCAGCTACGCACGCAGCAAGTGAACCGCCGGCGCCTATGAAAAACTCTTTGGTAATTTCGAAGTCCATAGCCGTCTCCGGCGATCCCGGATATTCCGGCCCATTGCTGTGAATAAAAGACGCCCGATGCCAGACACGATAACGAGGGATGTTTGATTTGATTGGCATGGGCGAAAGAAGTGATCAGCTCTATGGCTGACCTATAATTTCAGGCAATCGCAAAAGTGCCTGATTTTGAGATTTGGTTGCTGGATGCCGCAGTTTCGAACCGTCCAGCGCGGAAGCCTCATGACCCATCAGCGGCGTTGGTTCCCGCATCATCCTTTCAGATGCGGGGCGATCCAGCTGACTGCCAGAATTTGGTGTTCGCGGACGGGTTTGAACCTTCAATCGACCGATTATGAGTCGGGTGCTTTAACCAATTAAGCTACGCGAACGAATTTGGCGGGAAGGCGTGGAATCGAACCACGATAAGTTGGTTAACAGCCAACCGTAATGACCTTTATACGACCTACCCGGATATTGCAGGCAATAAAAAAGCCCCGCTAGCTGGTGAGGCTACGAGGCTCTTTAACTATCTCACTGTGATGGAAATTGTCGCTGCTGGCTCATTTAAGAACACTTACGGCAGCTTACATCCAAATTGTGGCTCATTGGCTCAATGGAGTCAACCCCTACTATGCGACTTTTCTAATTTTCACTACACGTTTACGATCGTTGAATGCATTTAGCAACGGAGTATAGAGAAGATACAAACTCGCATTGAGTATTTCGTCCACTTCTCGCCGGCAAGTAATCATCGATGGTATGCGATAGCTTTCACCACCGCGACCCGACATTTTGCGAGGACTTGCGCACTTGTGATAGTAAGATGCGATCGCACGCTTGGAAGAGCCGTGCGCGTAGTAACTGAGCAGGATGCCAAGAGCTTTTTTATCGATGCACATGACGGAGTCCACGACCTGAGAAATCAAGAGTCCGTCATCATCGTTGCACATTGGCCGATATGGATAGGATTGTGGTTCAACAGTAGCCATGTATTGCGCTATGACGCTGGTCATGCGCTTTTCCAGTCTTCCTGAATACACCCACGCTCCCCACAGTTCTAACCAGCCATTCAGCCAGTCATGTTGATCTTTGCTGAGATTAAGCTCGCGTACTGGCATGGTGCCCTCCCATAAATTTTGCTGAGTTCCGGATAATTCGATAGTTGATCTCATACATGCCGCGCATCTTCATGATGCGTAGCCGGAGCCACTTCTGTCTGAGGTAGTCGGTCATGCGGCCTGCTCCAATTCAGTGATGATGATTTCTAACCTGCCGCCCTTAACCACTTCGCAGCGCACCATGCGAACGTCATCAATCAGGCTGTCGTCAGCGATAACACCTGCTTGTGTGAGCGAGTCGAGGGGGGCTTTGAAAAGGTTGTCGAGATCACGCCGGGCGCGTGTAGGTGGATATGCAAGAACTTTTACTTTCAGCCTGCCGGCCAGTTGGAATTGCTGATTTGCTTCTGTAATTTGCTGAGTTACTGCTGAGGTGTATTCCCTTCCCTTTTTGCTTTTTATCTTTCGACCGCGGAACACTGAGAAGAGGTTATTGTTTCCGGGCGGCCACGGTAGCGTAAGCCTGTATTCGTTCATCGCTTAAGTTTCCCCTCCTGCAGTAATGCGCTTTGCGTCCTGATAACGCCCTCAAGGTGAGCCAGTCGTGTCTCTGTCACTTCACAGTGGCGCGTACGGCGATCTATTTCGTCGTGGCACGCTGAGCATGCCCAAGCTCCGAAGAGGTCATCAGGCTTCATTCCGGTACCGCAAATGCCGGGCATGCGGTAATGAGCCAATACGACTGTTTCTGGATTACCGTTGCAGATGCCAATCAACCTCACCTGGCATTCTCTGCCGCGGGCTTCATTGCGTAACTTGGTCATCGCTCTCTCCGTGCATTCTGAAGTTGTCGTCTTGCATCCAACCGGCGCAGCAGCGGTCGCAGGCATATACCCAATCCGGCAGCAGTTCCGAACCGCAGCCAGCGCACTCCAAAGCAGATAGCTCGCCAGCGCCAGTAGGCTGATTTGATGGGGTTGTGTTGCTCATACTCCTCCCACTTGAGGTCTTTTTCGCACGATTCGCATGCGACTGAGTACCAGTGTTTATCTTCACTGGTGAGGATGGTGTGGCAGCGGTGGCAGCGTTCACGCGGCATCTGTTTTCTCCTGCATCTTCAGGAAGACAATCATGGCTGCGCGGCGCGGGTTGGCGTCGTAGCACTCTATGCTTGGTTGATTCCATCGCCAGGACTGAGCAAACCACTCTTCCGTTCCTGCTGACTCAGGCGACTGAAGAGATATTGCTGACCGCTGAATGATTGGCCCTGCAGAAGCCCAATCGTTGCAGAAATCAAACCAGTGATAATTTTTGTTCACATCAACCATGCCAGCTGAACGATTGTCGGCGTTATGCGCGTAGTTGAGAGGTTTCATGCCCGATTTAATCGCCAGCACACGCTTGTTAATTTCAAAGTCCGTAAGTTTGCTGTAATCCATCACTGGCTCCATATTGAGTTCTGATATTGCTTGCTTGGTTTAGGTTCGTGGCGGTATTCAGGCAGCAGCGCGGAAACGAGCCAGAACTTCGGATCGAATGCGAGCGTCTTTTTGGTTTGAATCTGCCGGGAGGTGTAGCGCTGAATAAGTTCGTTTGCGGTGGTGGTGTCGAGCGGTTCCGGGTGGGTGAACCATGTTCGCTTCATCCATACCTCCGGTGCAGATACATGCAGCTGTAGTAATTAACGCCCGTCGCCTCTGCAACTTGCCGGTACGTCATGCCTTCCGCTTTACAACGAAGGATGTTGCTTAGATCCTTAGCGGTGTAACGCCGCTGACATTTTTCTCCAAAACCGATTTTGTGCTTAAAGGCTATTTGTTGAATGCTTATTACGCTGCGCCCTAGCATCTCTCCTACCTGTGCTGCTGTTTTGGTTTTAGATAGCTTCCTGACCTTGCTGATTTCTTCCTTGCTATACGGTTTACCCATTCTGTTTATCCTTCATCACCTGATACTCACTGTCTCCGGGGATAGTCAATCGCAGGCCCTTCTGGTGAGCCCAGCGGTCTATTTCTGAGAGGTAGTGATGCATTTCACCGGTATCGAGTAGTCGGGTTGATTTGATGTATCTGGTTAGTCCTGCAATGGTCACTGGCTTGGCAGGGCAAAACATATCCTTGAGCCACTCGTGCACCTCTTCGTCAACGAAACTCGACGCACCGGTAGCTGTTAGCTGGTCGGCGACTTCGTTGTTCCATTTCCACATGAGGCTGTTTTGCGGGAGTGATCGCTTTTCGCGGTACTCAGTGATTTTTATTCGCCAGCGTTTGCCGGTAGGGATAATTTGTTGAAGGATTTGCCAGAACTGTTTTTTATTGGACTCGTGCAATACGAAATCCTGCATTTTTACCTCCCTTCGATTGTCTCCACGTAGTCATAGAGGTTGTCGGCTACAGCGCTCAGCAGCAGCTCGATGCTCTGCTTGCTGTGACCGCCTTCGCGAATCATCTGCAGAACTGTTAGCACCGCTGAGTGAGAGTCTTTGATGGGTTGATGCTTAGGACGGAGTGGGATTACGTTGCTCATGGGCTACTCCCGGCTGGTTAGTTGTTCACGCTACGGATGTGTTCACGATTCATGAACGAATGCGGAAGGATGAATTCACGGCAATCATCGCCGCTGGTTTGATGGTTGGTGAACTGGTTCATTTGCGCTTATCCCTCCGAAACATATTCACAATCGTCATTAGCGGCTCAATCAGTAAGCCACGGATGTTTAGCTTTCCTTCGCTGTGAAGCTGAGCTAAACCCAGAGGTGCGATTACTAGCATCAGCGTTACGAAATCAATCATCGCCACCACCATTGAATGCTGAAGCGGTGCAAAGTGAACGAGTAATATGGCTGGTCGTTCCAGAATTTGTCATAGCCCCAGCACGCTACGCTTTTCGGAATTAAGCAAAAGCAAAGCCACCAACCGCCGTGTCGCCCTGGTAATGGAATCTTCATCCTTCCCTCCCATCATTTTCAATCTGCCGGTAGGTGTCCGTTGGTGTCTCAGCGTTTAATCCGAAATGCTCTGCCCATTTCTTCTCAAGAATGTGCGGAGGCGTAGTGATGATGTTGTTTTCAGCGTTACCACACTCTTGCTTTTCCAGCTTTTCCAGTGCTATCTCCATAGCCTGAAGCTTGTATTCATCCTGAATTGAAAGCTCCCCTAACTTGCTTTGGTGGAACCTTAAAACTCCGATTATTTCCCTGCACTTGTCAGCGGTTAGTTTGTTCATCGGTGACTCCTTGATCTTCATAGCTGCCGTACCACCACCCATCATCAGAAGGCTCCAGATAAATTCGGTCCACTCCAACAACTTTGACCAATGCTTTCGAGAATCCAAATTGACCGTTAATGTTGCCAACCCGGTTTCCGTTTTCGTCTTCTTTGCATCGGATGCGTCCCGTCTCTTCGTCGATTTGGATATCCACCCTCTTTCCACGAAGGTTCGTTTCTTTGCTAAATGACCCCGCTGCTCCAACCTTCGTCATCCTGAACCGCACAAACGCTTTCAGGTTACGCCCGTACTTTTGTTTTTTGGTCATGCTCAACATAGATACAAATGCCATTTTCAAAATCCCCCCTTAGTTTTGCTCTTGCCGCCTTTTTCGGAACGGGAATCGCGCTCTGCTCTGGCTTGAGTGACGATTTTCTTCACCGCTTCTGATACCGATGAGTTTCTGAAAACCTCCTGCAATAATTCCTCGCGAGGCAGTCCGTGAATTACCTGTGTCATGACGCAGTCCTCTTGCCAGAGAAAAGCTTGCCGGATGCAAACAGCAGTGCGAGATGAACGTGCGATGCAGCGCTACGCATGTGCAGCTCTTCGAGCTTATGCAGCTCAATCGTGATGCTTTGAGCCTGCGGGTTGTCCGCGTAAAAGTACGAGGCAATGGTTAATACATCTTCGTCATCGAGAATCATCAGAACCCCCTCAGGTGGTCTTCAAGGCGTAAGGCATTGTCAGCAGCCATTCTTCTGGCGCTATCCAGTCGCAGCTGCTCCTCTTCGTTTTCGGCTGTGACCAGCGTCAATTCGGCGGCTATGCGGTAAAGCATTCCTTTAGCGCGCTCCATGGCGAGCTGGTCTTCTTTGCTTCGATTACTCATTGCTGCCTCCGTAGCGCCAGTCGTTGGCGGGCTGCTCTTTGTTTTTGTTGTCCGAATACTGCTGCGCGGCCGTCTGCTGATCGACGTTGACGAAGTGGCCATTCTTCCAGCCCATGTAGAACGTCTTGGGCTGGCCAGAGCGGTACTTGCCGATGATGATTTCAGCCAGACCTTTGAGGTCGCTGTTCTCGTTGTAAATCTCGTCCCTGTACGGGAACACGATTACATCAGCGTCTTTCTCAATGGAACTGGAACCAGCGAGGTCGCCCATGTTTGGTCGCTTATCAGCACGGCCGTCAACGTTACGGTTGAGCTGAGCAAGCAGGATGACCGGCACTTTGTTGCGCAGGCAGAACTGCTTGAGCTTGCGGGTGATTTCACCGATGGCCAGGTCAGCGCGTTCGGCTTTCGGCATTGGAATAAGACCGAGGTAGTCGATGGCCAGGAAGCTAAGTCCGCCGTCCATGTTCATGCGTTCGGCCTGAGAGATGATTTCATCGATGGTGAACGAGCCAACCAGCACGAAGTTTGTTTCGTCCATCAGCGTTCCGGTTGCGCCGGTCAGCCTGGTGTAATCCTCCTGGCTCATGCCTAGCGGGTTACGCAGCGTGCCGATTGAGATGCCGCCGCGATCGGCAATGTGGCGCTCTACCACCTGCGTCTCTGACATTTCCATCGAGATCAGCAACCCTTTGCCCTTCTGCCGGCCGATTGAGTTGGAGATGTTGATGGCCAGCTCAGTCTTACCCATGCCGGGACGGCCAGCGATGACGATCAGGTCGGTACGGTCAAAGCCGCCATATTCGTTATCCAGCGCCTCTATGCCGGTCTGCAGGTACAGGCCAGAATCAGTGCCCTTCATGCGCTCTTCCAGAACGTTGAAGTAATCGGGGATCATCTCGCCGATGCGGCGCGGCAGCTTATCGTTGGTCTCGAACTGAAGCCGGGACAGGATGCCGGTTGCTGATGCAATGCTCTCGTTGATGTTCTGAGTGTTGGCGCTGGCCAGCAGCTGTGATGCTTTGGTCAGCTCTTCAACGCCCTTGCGGAGCATCCAGCATTGGCGAACACGTTTAGCCCAGGCTTTGATGTTTGCGGCGGTACGGCACTGTGAGGCAATGCTGAGCACGTAATCACGGCTGCTTTCGTGAATCGAATCGCGCACGGTGAATGGGTCGATTGGCTCGGCCTTGTCCAGCAGAGTGACGATCGCCTGATACATGCTGCGCAGGTGGTGATTAGCGAACGACTCCACCGGCAATTTGCTGGCGATGTCGCGGCAGTCAACGTGATCGCCCTTGATGAGCATTGCGCCGATCAACTGCTCTTCGAAGTCTAAACTGTCCATTTCAGGCCTCCTGGCTGATGATTTTGTCGATTCTCTCCTGACGCAGAGCTGTTTCAATGCCGTACTTCTTACCGGCCGGATTATCACCGCAGGCGTAAGCAGACGGCACGTAGCCGTACTCGATGTAACCGTTGATGAATGTGTCTATTTGCTGAACAGGGCGGCCGGTCTCTTTGCAATGCTTCAGGTGCGAGTCGTACAGGCGCTTGAGTCCCTTCTCCGTGGTAACGCTGACGCTCATGATTTTTGGCAAGCCAAAGTGTTCGGCTTTGCGATTCCATGTGTCTTTGATTCGGTCACGGTCGAAGTGATATTTGCTGACAGGCTGGGGTTTGTTTTCTTCGGAATTCGAACGACTCCCCTCTGGGGATTTAGGGGTATTGTCTTTTGTATTTAAAGAATGTCTTTTGTGTGTCTCTGGTTTAGAGACTTGAACTGTCTCTAACTTAGAGACTTTTTTTGTCTCCAGATTAGAGACAAGGTTGCTAACTTGGAGACACTTACTGAATTGCCACGCTGAAACCTCTTTGTTAACCCCGATTTGACTCCCTTCCATTAACAGGCAATTCATTGAAAGCAGCTCTTTTTTTGCCTTGTTGACGTTCTGCCTGGACAGCCCGGTAAGTTGGGCGATCTGCTCATCAGCAATGCGATCTGTTTTCTTGTTGAAGCCGTATGTTTTACGAATGTAAGCCATCATGATCTTCAACTGACGCGCTGTTAAATCGGCGCTTGCGATAGCCTCCAGTAGCTCGTTAGCGATTCTGGTATAACCATTATCGGTATCGACCACACGGCGCTCCACGACCTGCAAATCAGGCCTGATTGGTGAAACGTTGTCATGGGCAAGGTTACTCATAGCTCACCCCGCCAAAGCTTTTGTAATTAACCATCAATTGACTCCACTTCGTATTCAGCGAAATAACCCTTCGTCATTTCTACGAAGCGCCCTTCTGTTACCGTGTGGGCTTTTCTGCCCTTCCTGGTAACGCCGTCTGGCTGAATGAGGTGGCAGCAATAGATGACCCTTCTCTGCCAATTGCCGGGCATGTCAGCCACGGAAAGAACTTCTAAAACACGCTTGCCCTCACCGTCTGCACGGTAGAAGGTTGTCTCTCCGTAACCGCAATCGGATGGCTCATAGAACTTGTGGCACCCGCCGATCCATTTCTCTTCAGTGACGACTTTTCTTTCCCAGTTTTCATATTCGTTGGTCACCATTCGAAACGGATAAACCGTCTCGAACAGGTCGCCGGCGCTTAATTTATTTACCTGGTCAGGTTTAGGTTTCTTTGGCATAATTACCCCTGTGATTTGATCCAGTCATTTCGCATCAGGCGTCGAATGTTCCAGCATTCGGCGCTTTTTCTTTGCCCAGAATCAGGGCCACTTCTTTCGCCACTGCTTTAGCCAGCTGCGCCGCGTCATCATCAACAATCCCGTATTCCAGAATGTCGATTGCCATGCTCATCTGCCGGAAGAAATTTTTCTTCATGCGGCTTACCTGGTACTCGGCAATACCCAGCCTTTCAGCGAAGGTTTTCTGGCTGATTGATGCCAGCTTATTCAGTAGTGCCGACTCGATTCGGCGCGCGTTCTTGCTTTGAGTTGCTTGTTCCATTGCGTAATATTCCTTTGTTGAATAAGTAATTGCGTGACATTGCGGAGTGCAGTCACGTCATTGAATCGTTTGTTTGATTACTGCCCTTTTTCAGGGCGGGGATGTTTAAGAGCGGGAAAGATTAGGCGGCCTTACTGCCACCTTTGTTGCCGTACATCAACCAGAGCGGATCACACTTGAGCGCTAAGGCCAGTTCAAACAGGAAGCGTGGACGTTGGGTCGTACCATCTTCAATTCGCTGTAACGATTGCTGCTTCATGCCAGCTTTCTCAGCTAACTGCGCCTGAGTAAGATTTAACTCCATGCGCTTCTGTTTGAGGCGTTGAGAAATAGTATCCATAAACTCACCTCCACAGTTTTATCTGTATTCTCTAACAGTTAGTTCTGTTTGTCAATTACAGCTTTAACTGTGAAGCTTGTGTGTAAATGGAGAGGAACATATGAGCCTTGCAGATCGGGTTAAGCAGAGAAGATTAGAGCTCGGTCTCACTCAGACCGATGTGGCAGAAAAAGCGGGCATCACGCAACAATCATGGGCTAGTATTGAGGATGGAAAGACCCTCAAACCTCGCAATATTGTTGGTATGGCTGATGCCCTGAAATGTGAGCCAGCTTGGCTTATGAATGGAGGCACCTTCGTGCCAGTTAGCGAGGTGAATACAAGGAGGATTCCCTTGATTAACTATGTGCAGGCTGGGGCACTCGCCACTAAACCAGCAATAGAGGCAATGGACGGCAGCTTTGAATACGTCCTGACCGACATGGATTGGTCACAGTATACCTTCGCTCTAAAGATCGTTGGTGACTCGATGGAGCCTGATTTTAAGGCCGGGGATGTTATTGTCGTTGACCCGGAGATAGAGCCAGCACCAGGTGAATTCGTTGTGGCTAAGAATGGTGAACATGAGGCCACTTTCAAAAAGTATCGCCCCACGTTCTTCTCTGAAGGTAAGCAACACTTCGAGCTGGTTCCACTGAACAACGACTACCCAACCATGGCTAGTTCCGATCACGCAATCAAGATTATCGGCACAATGGTTGAGCATCGCATCTACCGCCGCAAACGTTAACCACTCATATTGCAAACAAGCCGCCGAAAGGCGGTTTTTTTTCGCCCAATACAAATTTATTTCCCTTCAAATACAGTTTGATACCTCTGAATTCACAAATAATACAGTTTTACCTGTTGACGATAATACAGTTTTATCTGTATCTTTAGTCACACAGCAGGACGCTGAAGCAACAACGGGACAAGAGATGCAGTCCCTGCTCCTTAACAGATAGCGCTGAAAAAGCGCAAACATTCAAAGCAGCAAGCTTTGGGTTGTGGTGGGTAGCTACTTCGTGCAGGTCTCAGCGATAGCTGGTCCAGGATGCCACCACAACACCAAAGCTAACTGACAGGAGAATGACCATGAATGCACAAGAAAAACGCCGTGCAGCTCGTGCTGAGAAGCAATCGGCATGGAAGCAAGCCAACCCCCTGTTGGTTGGCGTGAAAGCATCACCAGCGTGCCGCCCTATCCTCACGCTGAACCGCAAGCCGGCAGATCGTGTAGTGAAGGCAGTCGACACCGATACGGAGTATCACAAGCAGATTCTGGCGGGTGCGGCGAAGTATCTGGGAAGCGAAATCGAGAGTGGGATGTGCATCCCGCAGGTTGCAATTTATAACGCAGGCCATCGCAAAACGGCTGAAGTACTGACGGCGAGGTAAATAGAATGTTTGAAGTGGCGGTTTTTCAGAATGAGGTGCTTTTGTTCGCTTTCAATATCGCAGCAGAGGACGAAGAGGCGGCAGAAGAAACCGTTTCCAGACTCAATGAAATCAATCCTGACTGCCAGTTAATGCTGGTATGCGACACGGCAATTGGCCTCGGTTAGCGCCACCTCCTCCCCTAGTCTGCTTGATAAGCAGAAAGGTGGAGGGGTTTGTTTGCCGGATGTGGCTCAGTTCGCAGCTGGCTATCGGAAATCTAAAGACAACGTGACGGCGAGGTAATGATGGAAGCCATTCTCAACCAGTTTAAACAAGTGGCGCCATATGTCGTCATCGGCGTGAAAGAGAAAGTAACCGCGGCAATGTCGGAATCAGAAGTGAGGGCAGTTATCCATGAGGAGATTGTCGCTTACTTCACGAATCATAGCCGCCTGGCGATTCAGCACATGACGCTTGGAAGCAATGATCGTGCGACCTTTGCTAGCGTTATGTACGAGCTACTCAAGCCGCTGACGAGTCGGGTTGTCGCAACCACTAACCCGCTGTACGAAGAATATGTCCTGCGGTCGGGTAAAACGGGCGCGCGCAATTACATCACAAACGCATAGGTCGCTTAGGCGGCCTTTTTTTACGCCACCTGTTCACTAAACAGAGTGGACGCAGCACAACTAAAACTGAGGATTAAACATGAGATTTTGCAAAACAGAGTGCAACCCATCATCCGAGACCGGCAAAGCTGACGCTGTGACAATCGGCGACTTCACCATCAGTAACTTCGGTGACGGACAGGTTTGGATTGAAGATGGCGATGAAGATGCGATGGCAATCGATGAATCGAAGCTGGTCGAAGCACTTCGTGAATTATACCGCGACAACTTCTAGGGTGTGGAATCAGCAGAACTGATAAGAGGTGAGTATGGCATTTAAGTTAGGCGATGAAGTTTCATGGACCAGCCAGGCTAATGGCGGATTCACAAAGAAGATAGGCAATGTTGTGGAGGTTATACCGGCAGGAAAGCCAATATCTTCTTCAAAATTTCCGACACTGAGCGGTGGCGGCGCGCCTCGCAAAGAAGAGAGCTATGTAGTGTGCGTTGGACCAAAACCCAGCTCACGCGCAAAGCCTAAGTATTACTGGCCCCGCGTGTCGGCGCTGAGCCTTCACAAAGATAAATAGCCCCCCCCGAGCGGGTTTCTTTTTACCTACACAAAGGCCAAAACCATGAGCACACAAGATTGCATTATCTGCTGGGTAGTGACTGTGTTGCTGATGGGGTTGGCGATGATAGCTGGAGGGGGCGTATGAGCACTGGCATAGGGAAGCACAAATTCAGCACTAGTAACGGAAGTATATGGAACCCCGACGAAGCAATATGCCCCTATTGCAGTTATGAGCACTGCGTGGCTGACCACTGTGATGTGGGTATTGGGATGGTTCAGTGCGGGCCGTATCATTGCCCGGCTTGTGAGGCATCTGAAATTAGCAGTTTAGATACCAGAGAGCTCACCGAGAGAGAAAAAGAGACGGGCTGGTTTCAGCCGGGTAGCGCGTTTAGTGCTGCTGCTAACACGGTAAATGGTCGCCTTGTCGATCATGTTGAGGCAAAGGAATTTTATGACATCGGCTTGCTGGATAAAAAGGCATTGGGCCAGTAACAACTGACAACGCTCACTGCCTCCGGCATCGCTCCGAGCACTTACGCACTTCATCCCAGCACTTCTCCCACTTTTTACGCCATGTGAAAGGCCGCCCACACACGGTGCAGATTTTGGTTGGTAGTTCACTTTTCTTCATAAAGCACCTCATCTGGAAAGTGATGCAGAGGGATTATTTTAGATGAATTTAGAGTGGTCGCAACGATGTGGCCAGTAACAACTGACAGGAGATAGAGATGGAGTGGATTAAATGTAGTGAGCAACTTCCCGAGTTAATCGATGATTTGTGCCTGGTGTATTCGGCAACTGGTGGTGACCAGTATGGATTCCCGGTTGGCGGTTACGATTGCGTGCATGTCCAAGATTACTTTGGTGATGTAACAAATGGTCTGAGCGTGAATGGCGAACAGTTATACACAAAAAGGTACCTCCATAGTGGCATCACGCATTGGATGCCATACCCCAAATTACCCACAGACTAGCAGCGCAATGGCTTGTGATTACAGGCCATGAAGGTGCTAGTCACCAACGCTTAAGAGTCGAGCCCTTGAGCAACAAATAGAACGTTACATCCTTACGCCCGGCGCAATGCTGGGCTTCTTTTTTCCAACACCAACCAACCTAAATTTTCAGGAACCCATGATGAACTACGCCATCGTGGGTGGACCCGTCGTGGGTTTCACCCAACACAACGAATCACAACTTGACCGCCTCGTTCGCCGCCTCCGCTCGGGATGGCGCTCTCTTATCGACACACTGAATCAACCAGGTAACCCGCTATGAGAACACGTCATTTCAGAAAGGCTCAGGAGCTTTCGCGTGAAGCCGTCCTGTATAGCAGCCCTGCCAAGTGGGCGGTGGCGATGAATCTGTTACGGAGAGCTATCAAATGAAATTCCCTCAGTCACGTATCGCGCTTATCTCATGGCACCGCCATTACCTTTTGCTGGCTAAAGAGAGCCGCAGCACTGGTGATCGTGAGTCAGCAGCGCACTTACAGATGATGGCAGCCACAACGCGCCGTCACATTGTCACCCTTCATACTAAGGCAGCGGCATGAGCGAAGACGATGCAGCGTTTATTGAATTCATGCAGGGTGCGCTTGGCGACCTGTCCGACCATTTGACATACGAGCAAGCCGCAAAGGATGCGATTGCCGATCACCGCACGGAACGCCAGTTTGAAATGATGGGAGGCATGAATGAGCGTCTATAAGGCGATTAGCGCTGTAGCCAAGGAAATGGCTGAGAAAGGCATTAGCAAGGACCGCAAGAACGTGCAGCAGAACTTCCAGTTTCGCGGCATCGATCAGGTTTACAACGCTCTGGCGCCAATGCTGGCAAAGCACGGGCTGGTAATCTTGCCCCGAATTACAGAGCGCACCGTAACTGAGCGAACCACACAGAAAGGCGGCGTCCTGTTTTACGTTGTGGTGAAGGCTGAGTTCGATTTCGTTGCCACTGAAGACGGCAGCATTCATACCGTGACGACATACGGTGAAGCCATGGATAGCGGCGACAAGGCGACCAACAAGGCTATGTCGATCGCCTACAAGTACGCAGCGTTTCAGGCTTTCTGTATTCCTACGGAAGAAACCGCAGTTGATCCTGATGCAGAAGTCCATCATGTGGCGCCACAACAAAAAGCCAAGCCTGCGCCGGATGCAGCGCTGGCTGCGTTCACTGAGGCCGCCATGAAGAAGTCAACGCTGGAAGATTTGAAACAGGCGTTTGGTGAAGCATGGCAAATGCTTGATGGCACGCCAGAGCAGAAAAAGGCGAAAGAAGTTTATGACATCAGGAAATCAGAATTGGAAGGAGCAGCAGCATAATGCCAATCAATGTGATCACAATATCCGGCAACGTCGGCAAGGATGCCGTTTTGCGCGTCACCCCGAATGGCAAGCACATCGCCACCTTCTCTCTGCCGGCCAAATCTGGCTTTGGCGACAAAGAGAAAACCTCCTGGCTGCAGTGCAAAATGTTCGGCGCGATGGCCGAGAAATTAACTCAGAGCATCACCAAGGGCGCGAAGGTTACGGTAAGCGGTGAGTTTGTTCTTGAAGAGTGGGATCGCGATGACGGCAGCAAGGCGTCTATCCCCACAATTCTGGTTCGTGACATCGACCTGCCACCGAAACAAGCGGGAAACGGAGCGCCATCGAATCAGCCGCAAGCTCGTGGGCAATCTACCGCATCCAATCAGTTTGATCCGGATATTCCCTTCTGATTTAACCCACCAATAAGGCCTCCATCATGAACCATTCACCGGTACAACCGGCGCATTTGTCACGCCTGGATGCAGCTGACGAAGAGATAAAGCGCCGTAAGCAGGAAGTGCTGGATGGGGTGATGGCGGCCTTGCAGGCACAGGCTGCCGGCGCTGACCACCCTCGCCTGTTAACGCCTGAGCGAAAAGAATCGCTCTACATCAAAGAGATTGAGCGGCGTGAGCATTACGAAATGTCGAAGCGCCCACCGCTGCCACAAATCATCGTGACGAAGAAAGTCGACGATTACGAATGGCGCGACTTTACGAACACCATTCGCGGACGCTTTGGTGCAATAAGACAAGAGTAGCGGCACAGCGCCGCGCCAGATTAATCGACGCTGGCCTGTACCCGGTTGGCGAATGAGGGGAAAGAGTGATGAGTGAAGTTAAGCGTGTAGAGATTGACCACAAGGGATTGCCTTTCTTCGATGACAGGGGCGTTTATGTCTTTTACGAAGACTACGCCGCCCTGCAGCAGAAGCTGGATGCGGTGCTGGCAGAGAATGTGGACCTGAGGGATGCAGGAAAATCTGCGGTTCAACATTGGGCGGCAGCAGATACCGGAAGTATGGAACGACTCATGGATAAATGCATGCCAGCCTTGAGGGATGCATGCAACTTTTCCCCAGCCACTGACGCCATCCTCAACGAGGTGCGGGCGGAGGGTGCAATTGCATGCGGCGTTCATCTTCGGGAATGGTACGACTATCAGGTCGAAAGCCGAGCTGAAGATTTCGCCGCCCAACTACGCGCCGGCAGCACCGAAGGAGGTGTGTGATGTACATATCACCCATCACCCTTAAACAAGCTCAAAAGTTCGTGCTTGATTATCACCGGCATAATAAACCACCCCGTGGGCATAAGTTCAGCATCGGCCTTAAAAATGAAAATGGTGAGTTGATTGGCGTTGCCTGCGCTGGTCGCCCGGTCGCTCGCCACTTTGATAATGGGCTGACTTTGGAGGTAAATCGCACTTGTACAGATGGCTCACGCAATGCCAATTCGATGCTCTATGGAGCAGTATGGCGAGCTGCAAAAGCTATGGGCTACGAGCGATGCATTACTTACACGCAGGCGGATGAGTCGGGAGCATCTTTACGAGCCTCTGGATTTGTCAAAGTCAGAGATATACCCGCGCGGCCTGGCTGGTCCGCCTCAAGTGTCGCGCTGAAAGATATGCGAGACCCGGTGGGTAATGGCGGTGTCGATAGAGTGCTGTGGGAAATAAAAATAAAAGGAGCCAACCATGACTAACCAGCAACTAAAAGCACATTGCGAAGACGTTATCGCCAATCCGCAAGACCATTCCGAGATGGTGCTCGCTATGGCTAAGGCGCTGTTGCCGTGCCTTGAGGCTAAGCCGGTATTCTTCGTTGAAATTGAGGGAGATGATTGGACTAACTCAGGGCGAATTGAAGGTGATGAGCGACCGGACTTGGGGTTGTTGCCGGAAGGAATTAATCATCTATACGTAGTGCCGCCAGTGACAGAGCTGAAGCCGATTGAGTTGGGAGCGGTGACTTATTGCGAGGATGGAAAGCCGTGGTTTACAGCAGATGAAGTTATTTCAGCCATCCGCGCCGCCGGATGCGAGGTGAAGTCATGAGAAAGCTTGAGTCGTACGAGTGGCAATTTCTTGGTTTCTTAGGATGCATGCTCGCGATAGCCGTGGCCTTCATCTTCATCGTGCTTGGACTTGTGGAGGCTTACTCATGAGCAAAGAGGGTCAAACTCTAATCGAGCACATTAATAGCGTGCTGAAAGACTACGAAGAACACGGAGGCATCGGCTGGGGTGAAGATGTTTACCGCATCGCACTTGCCGCACTCACCCAACCTGCAAGCCCGGCTTTGAAGCTTCCTGAGGTGCCGCCCAATGCGCTGGTTGCACTATGCGAGCAGATGTACGACCACAGAAGCACAGGCGTAACAGTAGCCCATGATGTTTGGCAGGATTGCATTGAAGAGTTGCGCATTGATGTACCACACACAGCACCAATAGAGTCTATATGTGCCACAGGTGGTGCAGAGTGGGTGAAGGTGAGCGATAAGATGCCATTGGAGTTATCGGATGAGCATATCAGTGAAGTTGAAGTTATTGTGACAGACGGAAAGAAGGTAGGAACCTGTGAGTGCCGCAGGGGATATATGCCGCGTCCGTGGGTTGAGTGGTCTAATTATGGTGATATTGACGCAGAGAAAATCACCCACTGGATGCCACTACCAGTGGCTCCGGAGGAAGAATGATTAATCCAGACGATATCAAGGCGGGATACACGCTAGGTCATGCTGATGCGCAGATATTGCGTGATGCAGTTAAGGAGTTACTGGCGCTGCGGAAGGCGTTTAGTGAGCCGGCGGCTTGGGTTAATCGCACGGACGTTGAGCAATTTGAACCGCACATACTTGCCAAAAGAAGCAAAAGCCTTGCGTGCACGCTGCCGCTCTACCGCAAACCCATCGACAGCGCCACTTGAGTGCTCACCTACCGATAGCAGTAAAGTTTCTTATGGGTTAGTCGATGATTTATCCTGTCATAATATTCTGACCAATCAAAAGGAATGCAAACGATGGCAAGTTTTCAAAAAATTGATATATCCATTAATGGTGTGAGCTATCCCGACGCTTACGGCAGGCATGTTGGTAAGCCAGAATGGCGTGAGTCAATTATTGTTATTGAGAGAGAGGGTGGTGAGATAGCTCACTTAGAAGCCATCCCGCTGGATAGCGTCGTTGACGTTCAGGATACAGGTTTGCCGGGAACATTCTCTGGCGAGTATCAGTATATCGGTGGAAATTACCGCCAATACATATTCAGACTAAGCAATCAAAAAATCTAACCTGCTCCGGCAGGTTTTTTTACGCCCAAATTTTGGAGATAAATCATGTCTGACGAACTCGACCAAGCCTCAGAACTAGAAATGCTCAACACGCAAATTGCGCTGGCTAACCGGCAGAGGCCGACGATGACATTCACAGGTCTATGCCAGAACGGCGACTGCGGCGAGAAAGTGGATAAGGGCTTCTTCTGCTGCCCTGAATGCAAAGATGATTATGAGCGCATTGAGCGTGCTCAGCAGCACAGAAAGGTGGCATGACACCGCAGACTGAAAACGCGTTAAGGGCCGTAGCGCGTAAGTGCAGAACGGAAATACTAACCGCCATTGACGGCAAGCCCAAATCAGAACACGACCGTATCATCACGACACTTCTTGATAAGCACGCCAAAACCATCATCTGCCTGCCGCCCAATACGTTCCGGCCAAAAGCCTGGCTGGTCCATTACGTGCGTCAGATTGAAAAGGAAGCGCGACAGTGAATCGATACAGACTCATCTACTGCGATCCGCCCTGGGCGTATAGCAACACCATCAGCAACGGCGCAGCAGCCGACCATTACCAGACGATGGCGATCGCGGATATCAAGCGGCTGCCGGTCTGGGATATTGCGGCCGACGACGCAGTTCTGGCGATGTGGTACACCGGGACCCATAACGCAGAAGCCGTGCAGTTAGCAGAGGCGTGGGGATTCAAGGTCAGGACGATGAAAGGTTTCACTTGGGTGAAGCTGAACCAACTGGCTGAGCAGCATATCAACAAGGCGCTGGCGGCTGGCGAGGTCGAGGACTTTTTTGATCTGCTGAATCTGCTTAACGCGCAAACAAGAATGAACGGTGGAAACTACACCAGAGCCAACTCGGAAGACATGCTGATCGCTGTTCGCGGTGCGGGCATTGAAAGGATTAATGCATCAGTTAAGCAGGTGATTTACAGCCCGCTTAGTGAGCATAGCGCGAAGCCATGGGAGGCGAGACACCGGCTTGAGTTACTTTATGGTGACGTTCCTCGCATTGAGCTTTTTAGCCGCGGCGACGCTGCTGGCTGGCATCACTGGGGGAATGAAAACCCACGTAACGATATCGAGCTACTGCCCGGTGTAGCGATCCTGCCTGGAGCACGATCGGACGCAGCAGCATGACCACCACCTGCGAAGACATCACCCCGGCTGAGGTCATCATCGATTTCAGCCTTCTCGCTGCAGTAATCATCGTTTTTATCCTCGGCAAACCACCTAAGGAGTGAGTGTGGCTATATGGTCACATTTGCTCTGATTGGGTGGAGTTGTTGCTATATACCGACACTGGAGAATCCATGGAAAACGTTATTCAACTGGCGCCAAGTAAATGGGTGTCGGAATCTGTACTCATGGCGATAACCGGCATGAAGAAAAACACCATCAAAACTGCCCGCGAAGTGTCATGGATGGAGGGGCGAGAATACAAACACGTCGCGCCGGACGGCATCCCCTATGACAACAGCATGTGTTTTTACGACTGGAAGCTCATAGAGAAATGGATTGAGAAGCAACCGCCGGCGATCCCCCGCAAGAAATCTGCTTAAATGTGCTTCCCTTTCACAGCGAGGAAATGAGATGGCTAAATACCCGACCGGGGTTGAGGCTAATGGCAACAACCTGCGCATCTGGTTCACATGGCAGGGAGCCAGGCGCAGGGAGCAGCTGAGCGTGCCAGATACCCCAAAGAACAGAAAGTTGGCAGGAGAGCTTCGGGCAAACATCGTTTACCAGATCAAGACAGGCACTTTCGATTACCGCGATAGCTTCCCCGAGTCACAGCTATTTAAAGGAGAAGTAAGGGAGGATGAAAGGTTCACAATAAAGCAGGTTGCCCAAAAATGGCTGAAGCTGAAACAAACGGAGATAGCTCACAGCACCTACTGCACTTATGAGCGGCGCATGCGAGTAACCATTGAAATGTTAGGAGAGGATCGACCGATAAAAACCATCACTGGCGAGCACTTGCTGGAACTTAGAAACGAGCTGCTTACCGGTTACCAATGTGAAGGAAGAAAACATAGCATAATAAAGAAAGGAAGATCGGCTGCCACGGTGAATGGCTGCATGTCTGACCTGTATGCAATATTCAAATTCGCACTGGATAATGGGTACATAACCAAAAACCCGATGGCAAACATTAGCATTCTCCGTAAGGAGCGGAAGAAACCTGATCCACTAACCCGAGAGGAATTTCCGCGCGTCATTCAGTGTTGCAGAAACCGTCAAATTGCTAATCTCTGGAGTCTGGCCGTTTTAACTGGCCTGCGTCACGGTGAATTGTGCGCACTCGCCTGGGAAGATATTGATCTGCAGGAAGGCTACCTGATGGTGAACCGCAACCTCACAAATGAGGATCGATTTACCCCACCCAAAACAAGGTCGAGCACAAACCGCAAGGTCTGTCTGGTGAATCCCGCAATTGAAATATTGCGCGACCAGATGGAGCTTACAAGAATGAACCGTCCATCGATCATCAAGGTCGAGACGCGGGAATACAATTCAGCAGAAGATGAGGAATGCACATTCGTATTCAACCCTCGCCTTTTTGCGATCAACAGCCGAGCGGGAGATTATTACTCTGTTGCGTCACTACGTCAGACATGGACAGGTGCGCTGAAAAAGGCAGGCGTTCGACATCGTAAGGCATACCAGTCCAGGCACACATTCGCATGCTGGTCTCTAGCTGCTGGCGCAAACCCAAATTATGTAGCCGCACAAATGGGACACGCCAATTCGCAAATGGTCTACCTGGTTTACGGAACATGGATGCAGGAAAACAACGATGAGCAAGTCAGCCTGATTAATTCAAAATTTGCTGACGTTGCCCTACATATGCCCTACCGCAAAGCATCAGGAGGATAA